CCTCACTTAGGAACTGCTTGGAACAGGGTAAGAAACCCATACACACGTATAGAAGTATCGCGGGGTGGTATCTATATGCGCGGAGGTTTTCAAGGGGGTGCAAAAAAATTCGTTACAGTGAACCAAATTGGCTTCTTTTGGAGCCACTCCTCCGGGAGGGGAATATAGACGCGTTTGTTTCAAATGAACGTTTGTGGGGTGATATACCAAAAAAATACATTACATTTTCGAGAGATCTAAAAACTATACTGATGTCACACACATACGAAGCCGAGCTAGACTTACTGGGAGACGACTGATGAGCTCCACTCTGCGTGCAACTGATGCACATATTCTGATAGAGTCGCATCTGCGTAAGATACGTAATAGTCTTCATCTTCATCCTCATCCTCATCCTCATCACCGTCGAGGGAACCGACAATCACTGACCCAATTGTCATTGGTTCATTTTGATTCACCATGAAAGATGGGGGTTGAACCTTTTGCCTCAAAGCATGCAAAGTGTTGCATAACTCCAAATAATCACCCTCGGGGAGTTTCTCTGTATTCCTATCGATGAGTTCCTGGATTTTGTGGAACATATCCATTTTTAATATAACTTTTATACAGTATCTAGTATAAACTTAGGTGTATACTTTCATGATTATAATCTTCACTTAGGTATGAACTTGACACATTATTACCTTTTATGATTTTTTTGATTTTTTCATACTTTTCAAACATAGGATCCAAGTCATGTTTATTCTGAACACAAAATTCAATCTCATTTCCAAAATCAATGAGAGTCGCCGCAAACTTATTTTCCAAACCTCTACTTTCTACGAAGGATAAGAGTCTTTTACACTTCGTAACAAGTATGTCGAGTTCGTGATCCAGTTCCTTTTCGAAAGCGAGGATCCTTTCTTCACCACATTCATTCTTAGCTTTGATAACATTGTAATTCAATAAGAATTCAGTAAACATTTTTTTTTGATACTCAGACTCTTGGGTTGCAAAGGTGTAGCCGAGAAGCGCTTGTAATACACCTTTGAACATTTTTTCGGAGCTGGTGGGGGTGTGACCGGTTCTGTGCAATACAAAACTTCTTCCCAGATTTTACGTTGAACGTCTGGACACAAGGGAGATGTAGCTTGAAGAAAAGCGATGCGGAGTTCGTCAGTCGCCGAACCTGGGATACCGAGGTGTGACGTCGAGTTGATAAACAACCCGTCAAGAGGAATCACGTGTGTGGACATTAGCTGAAGTTATCTTGAATTTCCTCCTCCCCTTCGTTGAGACTTAGGTGTCGTTCAATCGAAAGTTTTTCAAGTTCAATGTCTAGATATAGACGTAGGGGAGCATCATAAACTGCGGACTTCACCCAGTTGTAAATGTTCACGACATACTGAGGTCCCATAGATTTCATGGTTTGGTAAATTGCCTGGGGGTACATATTTATTTATTACCATTCTTCTTTTTATATGTGTTCATCAACCTTATAAAATCATACCATGAATAGATTGCTAATGTTCCAGTAAAGATGATCGTGTTTCGTGCGATCACTGGGACCATGTTATTTATTGAGAGATAAATTATCGAAATTTATTAAAAGAGATGTTTCCTACCGTGATGTTCGTGATCGCTATTTTTTTATATAGACCCAAAAAAGGTCGACCCAAGAAGCCACCCCAACCTAATTGGGTGTAAGTTCTGCGAGGCGCTTGATTGTCCCTGTAGCGGTAAACTCGTCAATCTTGTCACAGATGGATTTACCAAAGCCGGGTAGGTTCTTAACCTGAGAACCATACATGATCTTGTCGGGGATAGACTTCAGGACACCAGCCGCGTTCCAATACGCCTCACACTTGAATTGGTTAGATTCAAGGTTACCGATCTTCATCAAGAGATTGGCTAGCTTCTTGTTAGGGGTGTTACTATCTTTCAGAAAGTCGTCTACTTTCTTAACGATACCCTTTCCAATTCCCTTCAAATATGTGAGCTCATAAGGGTTCTCAACACGATAAGGGAGGTAGAAGAGTGTCTCAGCAGCGTTATTGTAAGTCTTCTTTTTGAAGTTGTCCTTCTCGGATGCTGCGAGTGCCCTCAGCATGTCATAAATGTCCTCATTGTGCGAGATGAATTCCTCAGACTCCTCAGACTCCTCAGACGTGCCATCACTGGATGCGATAGACTCAGAGTCGGAGCAAACAGATTCCTGATAGTCTGAATCTTGCTCATCAATATACTCGTCAATCTTGTTTGCGATGGACTTACCAATGCCATTGAGATGAATAACACTATCACCACTTTCGACCTCGTAGGGCAGATTCTCGATGATAGTGGCGGCGCGCTTGTAAGCCGCATCCTTGTAGAAGTCAGCGGTCATTTCACCAAGTTCATGGAGACGGTCGGCGATGCACTGATTCACGGATTTCTTGAGAACACGGGCAGTTGTCTCTGTGTATGAAGGTGTAGTCCGCGTCATGTTCTTGAGTTCATTTAGTTCATAGAGAGCTTCAACCTTCTCTTCCTCAGCTTGGGTGTACAACTTCTTGAGCTCTTCGATCTTGGTTCGAGACTCTTCGTTGAGATTTTCAAGGTTTTGGATGTATTCGAGGATGGTAGTGGAGTTCATTGTTCAAGATGTTTGATAAAATAAAGTTGTGTCAAGACCCGACTTAGGTGTCCAAACGTCGTTATGTTTTAATTACAGTTCTAGTTCTATGCGCCGATTTTCCTGTATTATCATCTGTCACTGAGTATGTAACCCTGTATGTCCCAGGTGTGGTAGTAACCACATCACCTCCCACCACTACAGGAGACCCGTCAGTCACATTTGATGTAGCACCCTGTTCTGTATAAGAGCCGGTCGTCAAAATCTCCAGATCGTCTCGATGGGTCAGTGTAATCACTGGATTGAAAACAGTATCTACAACATTATATAATACAACTTCGTCGTCGTTGTGTATTAATATCTTAGACTTATCACCAGTTACTTCGACATGTTTGGTGGTTGATGATGATGAAGATTCTGGAATTGTAAGAGTGTGTTTATACTCACCATTTTCCAGCTTGTATCCGTCTATATATTTAGTGGATAATCCAGATGGATGTGTCGCGTATTTTTCATTCCCAGTTCCTTTAGCATAAATCAACAAGGATCCATCATCACTGATGTCTGCCTCACCAGACAATAATGTTCTCGTGTTCAAATTGTCTATCAACGTGCTGTTTTTTGTCCATGCTCCAGAATTCGATGTAAATATTGAAACATTTTGTCCACTCGCATCCTGGCCGTTGTTCCTATTTAAAATGGTCGATCCATCACCAGATAATTTGACATTCTTTCCTAATCCCTGATTTTCAACACCACCCGTAATATCTCCACCAACTGGGTTCCAATTGAATGTACCCGTATTCCTTTCATATACCTCAATCTTACCTGTATTTACCTGTTGTCCACTGTTTTTGAGATTTATGTTTTTAATAAATTGTGTTGAGGTGACACCACCAGTTCTCCCGGAAAATCCAAAATATGTTTGTGTGTTATATAAACTTTGGTGTTCATCCCCAAAATCGTGAGTAATTCTTGATATCACACTTCCATTTGATCTTCTTTTAACTGTAGATGTCATGATACCATTGTCATACGAAACCTCGACTCTTAACCACCTGTAAAGTGGATAATAAACATTTCGAGATGTTTTGTATACATCATTATTGTCCCTAATCTGATGTGTATCACCCTGCCAAAATTCGTAGAAGTTGTTGTATCCGTTATGCACCGAAGCTTCATATGCTGTTATAGGATTCGTCGCATAGTAAATCATACGCATATCATCAGCACCTCCCCATCTAGGGCCATAAATGTACCATTCCCATGACACAGACCAGGAGCTCCCCATTGTAACTGGCCAATACATTGTGTTGTTTTGACCATGCTTACCATTACTCGTAAGTTTATAGTAATAATACACCATCAACACACCATGTCTTATAGGGCTTGGGTTCGCAAACGAGTAAAAACTAGACGAGATTCCCGTCGTCGACACACCTGTGGTAGTTTTATGAGAACCCAAAGCTATACGATTTCCGTTAGAGCTCAGTGATATAGCCTCACCCAACCCGGTGGCCACCGCAGTCCCATTTGCTATACTATGATCCTCTTCATATTGAGAGGAAGAGGGATTCCACTTAAATATCACAACCTCTTCCAAGTATTGTTCATTCCCACCAGGATAAGACACAGCGATAGTGTTACCATCGTTTGATAACTCAATGTGATACAAGTATGACCCAGTTTGAGCAAATCTACTCGGCACCGCAGTTCTTTCCCCCCATGCACCCAACTCAAACGCGAATACACGCACACCCTCAGATGTGGTAAATGCGACAATTTGACCATTAGTCGATAGTTTAACCATCTGTCCGTTCATAGACCCAAACCCTCCAAACGACTGCACAAAGGATTTTGGAATATCATAAATAACCACATCATTAGTTGTTTTTCTAATTATAGCCTGTCTACTTCCATCATTTGAGATGCTTGAATAATAACTATCATCCAATTGTTGTTGTATTGTGGTAGCCTCCTTGTCATCTTTAACTTGAACACTTCTCAGAGAAGTGCCTATATTTCCATATTGATCAGATGCTGTGTAGGTTACCGAGTGAGTGCCACGGATATTTTGAATCTGTGATATTCTTGCATAAGATGGAGCCTTCGTGATAACATTCTCGTTACCATCGGAGCCAATATACGAGGGGTCGTTATAGGTCGTGCCGAATTTATGAGTTATATCCCCACCTAGTATTGTAATTACTGGTGGTGTAGTGTCAGGTATAACTGTTATTGTTCTCTCAACATTTGCTATCCCAAATGCATTTCTAACAACATATCGCATCGTGAATGTTCCAGTTGTAGAACCATCCGGGGGGACTCCGTATGTTTCCAAATTACCACCAATCAAAGACACTGGTGGGTCTGGTTCTGTATACACATTTCCCTGAATGATATTGATCACGGAATCGCCTATAAGAGTCATAGTTGGTGGGACAGATGATGTCTCCACTTTCACTTTTCTTTCAATGAAATTCGTTAAACCAAGTCTCGTTACGGTGTATCTAACCGTATAGATACCTGTAACACTGTTAACGATGTTATTAGTGATGACTATGGTATCGGAAGAATCATCTGAAGTGCATCCGAGTTCAGTATATGTTTGACCCACAATCATTTCTATCAACGAATCCCCGTTTAGTGTAAGTATGGGACTGAAGTATTGGTTTTTTGTAGACACTATGACGTTAGATCCATAACCCGAACGTTCCGAAACACCATGTAAGAAAAAATTTCCAGAATCTGATATTTTCACGATTGGTGACTGAAAACTGGTATCTGGGGGGGATATACTACCGGTCATATTCGGAACTAAATCTGGTATTGAATTATTTTTAGACCAGTTTCCACTTTGAGACTCTCTTTCCCATATTTCAGCAATTTCTAAATCAGTGTAGTCGGAACCATAACCAAATCGACCCACAATCATTCGTGTCCCATCACCTGAGACATCCAATGATTCACCAAACCTGGTGTAATCACCCGCTGCTGCCTGTAAGTTTCCACCTCTGGTAATTACTACTTCAGTCCCCGAAGAGAAACCCCGTGGTAAAGTAGAACTTGGGTCAATAGTAGCGTCGTATTCTTTTATAACAACTCTACCCGTGTCATAATTGGGATTTGCAATATCTGTTTCGTAGTCTGGATCACCAACGAATAAACGTGTGCAATCGTCATTCAAAATCAGGGAATATCCGAATTTATTATTCGAGCGAGTTGATGAATTCTGCAGAGGATTTGCTTTCTGTAAACCTGTGGAAGTAGCATATAACAGCACTTCACCGTTATTAACCCCGGGGGCACTCACAGCTAAAGAATCACCATCTCTTGACATTGAGACTTGATCCCCAAAATTCCCGCTGCCTGTTAAAGTGGTAACCTGACCCCACGAATTACTGGAGTAACTCATTACTCTCACTTCATTGGCAGTTCCGATACCAATCGCAAGCTTGGTCGCATCATTTGATAGAGACACAGATGTCGTGTTTTGATTTACTGAATCCACTGTAATATTGTCACCAAGTTGTATCCAACTTGGTGATGGAATTTCTTGTGTGATCAAATAATTTGTAAATATAGGTGTGGAAGTTGCTGACTCATCCCCGTAATATAGGGACATCACACTTTCGCCATCACTTGTCATGAGAGTTGTCGACTGAGATGCAGCAATAAACATCTGTTTTTCTCCATCATTCAGAGATTCATTGTCACCCGTCACGATGACGATGGGATTTGCGGTATTAGGGATCCACGTGTTAGTAGATTCGTTATAATCATACACGTAAACGTATTCACTACCAATAGTCCCCGAAACCTGTTTGCTAGGAACAATCACTTTCGTTCCATCCCTAGAAATTGAAGAAGACGAGGAAGCAAACGGATTCATATGAAGTGCCGATCCTTCAGTTGGGTCCCCTAAAATCGTGCCACCATGAGGAACAAATGTTCCAGTGGGTGTTTTTTTATACACATTTACTCTTGGTTGACGATTTGATTTTGTATAAACTGGGGTAATTGGAATGCCCGCGGAATTTATTATATATGCTGGAAGCTGCACTTCCGGTTCGGATACTGTTAAGAACTGTTCATTTTGTGATAATGATATATAACTGTGAGGCCAAAATCTAGCAGCATAGTAACCAGCAGGTGGGTAGGTGTATCTATCGCTGGTACCCGCCCTACCTACATTAGAAAGGGGTATTGTATATGAAGTGCTATTATACGTGTAGTTTATTGTGCTCAAATAATTTGTGACATCGTGAGTAATATGTTGAAGTGTCGACCACGAACCATTTGTGTACGCTTCAATTTTTATACCATCAGTTCTCGTATCATACACAACAAAGGAACCGTCATTTGATACTTTAACACTATGCCCAATAAGTTCGGCAGTATCAGGTAAAGTAATGGATTCTTCGGCGTATTTTCGGTGTATGGGTTCCCAACCTTCACTGAACTGATCGGCGTATGAAGTGTTGCGTTTATACAGACTCCATGATGGTAAAAAGCCGGAATTGAAATCAGGTAATGAGGAATTGTATTTACGGGGTTCTATGTTTGGGGAGGTGCCTACTGTATAGATATCGATGGAAGATACACTTTGATCCATATCTGGGGGAAGATACCCAGGTGTTCCCACACACAAATACTGACCGTCAGATGATAAACTTATAGACGCACCGTTGTGTGTTATGGTTTCAGCCACTTTATTTTTTGCTGTTTGTGTGGAATCTAAGGGGTTTCCAACTTGAGCGTATTTAGGCACAATCAAACCCCCCAACTGAGACCAATCTGGAGGGGAAAGAGTCTGATCAAATTCAAATACTACAGCGGCTCCTCTCGTGGCTGTATACCCTATGTACCCAATTGTTTCGCCCATTTGCAAGTAGGGTAACCCAAGTGCTACATATGTCCCATCCTCAGATATTTCTACCACATGTCCCATTTGAGCTCCATCATAGGTGTCAAATCCCTCATAAACCCCGGGTCCAATAATTTCACCAGGTGAAGAACGGGAACTATTTGGGTTATAAGCAGAAGTTGTCGGTGCGGGTCCAGTTAATGAAGCCATTGTAATGTCATTTCCCACTCTAGTCCATCCGAGAAATGCGGTAGTAAAATCTGTTGACCTTACTTTCCAGAATCCATTGGTAGAGTTTAAGGTGGCGTAGAGTGATAAGAACTCATTTCCATCCCCACTCAAAAATATTTCCAAAATATCAGAAAGTTCTGTATTTGCAAAATTCGGTGCGAACTCAACCCATGAGTTCGAGCCACTTACGAATTCGTAATACGCATGAACTTTTCGACCACCCAAAATTTCACGGATTGTCACTAATCTGTTACCGTCCGATGAAATTGAAACCCTATCCCCTGTCAAACCTGGTGTGGTAGCAGAGTAAATAGTTTGACCCTTTTTTGTGCCACTAATATTGTAAACAGAAACGAATCCATACCCCAATTTCGAATTATACAAACTAAAAGCTATATGTTGTCCATCCTTTGTCATATCAAGTGACTGAAACGTGACGTCGAGAATATTACCATTACCATACAGATTTGAATCATATTGAATACTTTGTTCCAAAACCCAAGAAGTGCTAGTAAGCTGGAATATATGCACTGCGAGGGTATTCGTGGAACCCTTTAAACCGACTGCTATTGTGTTCCCATCCCCAGACATTGCGATGCACGGACCACCACCAAGCTGTGAGCTGTGAGATGGGAGTGGTGGAGTTGTATTTGGTATAAAAAAATCGGCTGTTTCTACCCATGTCGATGGGAATACATTCCTATTAAGGTCATAAACAAGGATTTTGTTATATTTCAGAATCACTACCCGACTTCCATCATTTGATAGAGCTAAGTTTCCACCGTAGTAGCTCAATGAGTTGTCCGATAGAGATGGGTCTGTAGGAATTGGATCTGCAATCAATGACCATGTAACACCCGATCTACCGTAAAGGAGAACACTTTCGACATTGGTGACGTTTATATATCTTACAGCGTATCCATAAATACCCGATGTATTAACAGCACGGTATATTATAGCCTTTATACAAGGTGTCGTCTGTGGGAAAGTTGGATCGACAACCTTGGTAATTACACCAGTTGAGTCAGTCGAAGTCACACCAGGATCCACAAAGTTGTCACCGATTTCTATTTCGTTTTGAGGCAATCCTACTAACGAGACCGTAGGAATAATGACAGAAGTAGTAGTATTAGAATTAGTGGTAAAATTAACCGTTACGTCTACACTGAACGTGGAAAAGAAAGTGTTGTATAAATGAAGCCTTCCTCTAACTAGATCCCCTGCTGATAATACACCAGAATCGATTGAAGTCTTTGTCCTGACTTTATTTGTGTAAGTGCTTTTCTGTGCGAAGTAGCTTTCACCTTGACCGGAACCATTTGATGTAAAACCTATACTCGTAGAAAATCCACCATCTGTATATATTTGTATTGACATGTACTGCCAGTTTCCAGCTACGGGAATTGTTCCATTTAATGTAATGGATAGTTCAAAGTCCGTCTGTGGAAAATATGTAAAATTTGTCGGAACTGTAAAAAGAGGAAAATCTGACCGTCTCCATGTTCCATTCCACCCCGCGAAACTCGGTCCATATGGAATATTGGTAGTCGAATAAGAACCGTTCATCGTTGTATTAACAGCCTGTGTCACGCGAACTATTCTGACCTGAATATTATCCGATGTTTCGTACTTGATAATATATTCACCTTCTGTGTTTACATCTACACTCCCTGTGACAGTTACAGACTCCGCACCAGAATATGAAAAACCTGGATCTGTGAATGCAACACCTATCTCGTGTACAGTTGTGGATTCCCCGTTTAATATGATTGGAGTAACAACGAAACCACCTCCCTGCACGAACGCAGCTACATTACCATCACGTGACAATGCAACTTTACCTTCGATACTATTTGTAGAAACAACAAATTCTTCATTCCAACCACTAATAGAAAAGTCATCTCGATTGTATATGTAAACACTAGACTCATTTTGAGTAATTAATCTATCACATGCTTCAGATACAGCTAAAGATTTGTTTCCTATCCGACTGATACCAGGGTTCGCGATTATACCCGGTATCGCCGATGTTGTGTTCCCGACCTGATTGTATGTTTCGACGTTGATAAGCGTGCGATCGTATTCGTATATAGACACCTTAGGGGATGTTTGGTGTGGTTTCCCAATAGCGATATATCTACCATTACTCGTCATGGCTAAAGATTTGAATTTGAACGATTGTCGGTATCGGTCCCCATAAGGTATAACACCAGTTCCAAATAGACCAGGTGTACTGTCTCTAGGGTCCCCGTTATGTCTTGTTGTTTCGTAGTTGCTCTTGTTGTCAAACTCAAATACACTAAGGTTAGTGGCAGTGTTAGTAAATGGTGCTTGTGCATCCACGATGGTGGTGTCTGACAATGAATACACAGACACTACACTCGTATCATTATCTACAATAGTTGTCGTGTATAGTTTTGTTCCGTCTTGGGAAAGACCGACTTGATTTCCATCTGGTAATGTCTGTCCAATTTGGTCAAACGTTGATGGGTAGACATCTTCTGATACTTCATATACTTGTGTAGATGGGTTGCAAAAAGCTACTCTTTTCCCTGATAGTGAGGTATTGGAGTTTTTACTAAAAGTGCTACTTGGAGCTTGAAATTCTCCACTACGATTTACTATGTTTACTTCTTCTACATTAACAGTTCTATTTAGAGAACCCGAAACATTTCCACCCGTATCCGTCGCTGAATATACAAGTGTATACGAACCAACTGCAGATGAGTTGACCGCACCAGTTACATCAAATTCTGCCTCACCGTCATCTCTCGTGACACCCGGTTCAATGAAGTTGATGTCTTTTCTTTGAACAATGAAAGAAGCACCATTTAACGATATAACAGGGGCTATAAAATCTGCAGCAGAAATCTGATTCGTCTCTGTAGAGTATACTTGCACCTTCCCCAAACTGTTATCTGACAGGGGTGATGATATGACCAATCTGTTTCCGGACGTAGAGCTTGATAAAGAATACCCAAAATTACCGTCAGTATCTGTCGAAGTTATAATTTCATCAGTAATAATCACCCACTCGGAACCCACATACCGATAAGCACTCACTCGCCCCGTTTTGCTATAAACTAATAACTTCTCACCATCACCACTCAGTTGTATAGACGAACCTAGTTCATCATTTTGATTTACACCTATTATGGGACTACCCTTCAAAGATGGTGGTGTTGTGCTCGCGTCATAAATTAACACGCGCCCCCTCTTTGCGTTGAAAAATGGTGCACCAACTGCAAACAATAAACCATCATCTGATATTGACACACACCACCCAAATCGTTCACCGAATGTGATCGGTTGGGCAAAAATGGGAACCAATCCATTTACATACGACGATATTTTGACGTAACCAGGACCTGCTGTTGGTGCACCGAATAGAACCACTTGATTTGTTGATGATATAGCTACATCATAACCAACTTGGTGTTCTATTTGGGTATTATCAAAAGATAGAGATGTTTGTGTGAACCATGTAGGTGAAATGTAGCGATATGTCTTAACACCCCCGACGCCTGTGACGATACCACCCTGGAAACCCTTTCGGGGTTCACCAACAGTCAAATATTCACCCGATCCACTCAATGAAACAGACCATCCAAATTTATCACCCGTTTCAGAACCAATTATTCGGGATCCAATCATACTCCACGACGACGTATACTCATACACTTCGACCAAACCCTCTTCAAAGTCTGGTGCCCCTATAGCTACCCTGGAGCCATCTTTTGAAATTGATACATCCCAACCGTAACTCCCACCGGGATTGGGACCACTGAGTGAAACCATCTCATCCCAAATTATTTCCGCCAGGTTGATTTTGTATATCTTCACCATCCCCCTATTTTCATCAAAACCCGGCATACCTACGACTAAGTAATTTCCATCACCCGACATAGATGTTGACCAACCAAGTTTACTTGGAGTTGAAGAAGCAACGAAACTTTGAAGAGTGAGACCAAGTTGTAACAATTCACCAGAAACACTGACAATTTGATATACGACATCTGATATATCGTTTCCTGTTATCGTGTATTTTACTCGATATTCATTTGTGACGCTGGTATTGACTACTCCGGATATATCTAGATTTGATCCAGTTGTGACGTAATCATAGTTATAATCCTGATCAACCTGACTTCGAGTAATTCTACTGCCATTCAATATGAAAGAAGGTCTCACTACATTCCACCTAAACAATTGATTTGTGATAGAGGATCCCACAAATATACTAGAAGCATCCTCGGTTACAAAAACTTGACGACCGAAAGATGTTCCAACACTATTATCGGAGAATTCACCTATGATAGGTGACCAAATGGACCCGTCCCATTTATATTGATAAACTTTGCCATATCCCAGGGACGAAGGTGTCGAGAAAGTCACAATGTCACCGTTTCTTGACAGTTTAACAGAAGAACCCGCGTAATAGATTTTATCTCCAAGTTGGCTCCAAACACTTGACACTTCATCTTGGTTGAATATTTTGACACACACATTGCCAATGTCCCCTATTGCGATTCTTCGAGCATCGGATGAGAAGTCCACATATTCTCCAAAGTATTCACCCACTGCAGTCCCCAACACTGAAAATTTTAGAGAGTCGTCAGATGTATTATACACAAACACCCCACCCGTCGTGTAATTGTTCAATGGTGAACCTATTAAGACGAGAGAGCCATCATTGTTCAGAGAACAAGAAAATGGTTTCTTCTCTACAGAACTTGGAAGTGTTAATGGTTCCATATACTCGTGTATTTTTACCCATGTGTCAGATGATTCCGTGTATCTATATGTGAATATATAAGGGTTTTTCACACCCGTGGGTATTGAAGAACCACACGATACAACAAAACCATCACCCGAAATAGTGACAAATTGCCCGAATGTATCACCATCAACTCCCTCAATTATATCATCACCTTTCTGCACCCACTTATTTATGACAAAATCATATACATATACTCGAACTAACCCAGTTGTGTTAAATGTAGGAGCTCCAATGACTGCTGTTAAGCCATCATTTGATAATGCCAAAGATATACCAAATAAAGAACCCGTTGGTCCTTGTATCTTCTGCCCCATTGATTTCCAATCGTAGTTGCTGGGAACGGGATCCCATTCACTAAAGGAAACAGTGTCGTCAGCTATTATACTATTAGCAGCCACATATCCATCCCTAGACATGCACATTTTGTCCCCCACTAGTTCCGAACCCACATAATCTATATCATTAACAACAATAACTGTTCGAGTGACTAACTGAGTAGATGGAATACCGTAAGTGGAGATTGCTGAGTAACTCACTTCATATGAACCCAATTTACTCATATTTAGTTTAGACCTGTCAGTTGTTATTGTAGATAAAATACTTGATATCACACCCGGATCATTAAAAATACCATTGACTTTGGCTAAAACGACCGGATCACCATTTAAAACCATAGTTGGAATCGCTGGGTCTTTGATTATTATGACTTGTCTCGTCTTGGTGACTACATTACCAAAACCATTTTGTGCTGTATACACTATTTCATATTGTTCACCCTCAATTGACGAATCTTCAATATCACCTTCAATCGTTACAGTGGCACCCGTATCTGTTACAGCACCTGGTTCCACGTAGGTTGTATTCGCTTGTAGGGGGAATGGGTTTAGACTATTTAATGTTATAGTAGGTGTGACGTAATGAGAAATTGGTTTTACAGTATATGCCGTCACACAACCCGTATCTTCGCTTGGCACGTCTTTACGGGGTGCAGAAAGAGCAATAATTCCACCATCACCAGAAATAGAGATAGACTTCCCAAACTCGTCAGTTGCACCATTCCCTATCGGTTTCATTTTCCACCCCTGACGTATCCAATGATTGTTTTCACGTTTGAAAATTTCCACGTGCCCCTTAGTCCCGAACATTCTCCTAGAATTTATAATACCACTGTCACTATTGAAACCGGACATCCCATATATCAAATTGTTCCCATCGTAAGATAATTTAATTTGAATGTCAAATGCATATAGTAAAGGAATCGTGTTATTAGCTTGTTCCAAAAATGAATCTGAAGATATGTCATACATAATTATTTTGGGTGAAGTAAAACCCGTTTCACTTACTGCTAATATATTGGACTTCAAGTCTAAAGAGTGACCAGTTCTAGTAAAGAACAAACTACCAATTTTAGAATCCAATAAAATTATTGAGTTTGAAGCCTGATTTACACTATAAAGATTCACCTTACCAGTGCTATAATAATATTGAGGTGCAGATACAACGAGACGACTACCATCTTCCGATATTACAACCTTTTTACCGAAGTATTCATCATTGGGGGAAGGTTGAGCACCTTCCAGATCAGCACCAACCTGACCCCAAGAGGATCCATCATAATAATACACCCTCACGTAACCTCGTGTATTGAGTCCATACGGTGCACCCACTGCGATGTAATTTTTATTTTTTGAAAGACTCACAGAATAACCGAACAAATCAGCCGCCGATCCACCGTTTATGTCTGAACCCATTTGTTCCCATTGGGTCGTTTCAGAATTCCAGTCATAAATACGAACGTGACCAGAATTTAGAGTTGAACCATCGTCGTTGAATACCGCACCGATTACTAATCGATCACCATCACTTGAAAGTGAAATGGACCAAGCAGAGTAATCTTGGGCTACTTCACCATCAATATCAACACCTCTCTGAACCCAAGCCTCCTCTTCATTTGCGCGGGAGTAAACACGGACACTCCCGGCGTTTGTGCCCCCTCCGTCATTTAATATTGAACCAACAGCTAAGTGTAGCCCATCTTCAGACATGTCAATCGACCAGCCAAAGAGGTCACCAGCACTTTCACCATAAATAACTTCCCCAGTCTTGGCAATTATAGACTGATCCGCACTTTTTTTAACACTACTGAGTAAATCAGGATCAATTCCATGCCTGAGACCAATTGCTACTGCATCGACTGAATTCGTTTTCCGTTTCGTTCCAGTAAATTTAGATTCCAGAAACTCATTTAGTGTTAAGAATGTGTTTTGTGCATCTTTTCTGGATGCGACGGCCTTTCCTACAACTCGAGATTTCATTTCACCATACGCATGATTCGATTTGACTTTGACAACCGTGCCCATCCTTATTTTATATTACAAATTAATCTGAGAATAATGTTCCACCCATACCATTCTTTAGTCTGAGCACATTATAGTTTACTGCATATATAGGGCAGTTTATATTTTCGGTGCATTGTATTTTACATGAGTCAATCATACTGAAGTTCAACGTCCCTGATGGTTGGTATCTACTAGCTGATAAACAAAATGGATAAAAAAACAATTCTTGAGTATTACTCGACGAAAACTCGGTATGATAATAACATGGGATGGATGTAAAGTATGGCACAGAACGCTTGAAATCAATCAAGTCTGTACCATTTATCTGCAGTTTCACCTTGTTTATGGGAGAAACTAACGTGTTATTCACACCGTCAATCACGTTACTACTCGCGATGTATTTAACAGGATGGTTAAAAACTAATTCCTGTGTTTTTTCATTATTCGGTTCATTCTTTTGAACTTGATATATTAAGATATCTCTTGTAGTTGACGCCATTAAATTTCTCTCGTCCTCATCCAGAAGTATGTAGTGTGCATCGATCATAAATGTATGATCGGGTAGATTATCTTGCCAGTATACTTTCAATTCTACATCGTGGTACTGAAGAGATATCAATGGTAAACACACCTGCCAAGATTCGCAAAAAAAGAAACGAAGTGGGTAGAAATAAGATTGTGAACCGACACCACTATGTAAACTTGCTGGATACGTCTTGGAATATGTGTTTGCAAATAAGTCGATTGCGATACCCTCTGTAAATTCAGAATCTTGTGTATCTATGAGCTGCCCACCAATATACAACTCTACATGTTTAATTATTGTTCTCCAATCGGAAATAAGCTGAGACCCCGAATCTGGATCGTCTGCAATAATGTTGATATAACTCAACAAGTCTCCCATTTTCTGAATTCTTACGGTGGAAAATCCATTACTTGTCGGATTTTGCATGAAATTTTGGTGACGAGAAAATGAGGAAAAGTTTGAATGTCGTTTAAACTTTGTATTGAAATATCCTATCTGTGGTGAACCTGTTATGTGTTTATCCTGTTGACCTTTAGCAACGAGTTGTGCAAGTGCTCCACTCGACATCTTTACTATTATACATAAATAATTTTTAAATGGAGTATACACGAATATCACTTTGAGAAACCACTGAAAGTAATGTTCTATCGTCACTTATTGTTACAAATTTACCCATGTCAACAGTTCCACCTTCTGCGACTATGACTTTTTCAAAGGTGTCACCCAACAGTGACCAGTCATCACCCCCATACGTGTAAATGTATACACGACCATTGTTCTCAGCTTCAGATCCGATAACAACTGTATTACCTGATAAAGCAACAGATTTACCAAAAGTCCCTGATATATGAGTGCCAAATGGTATCCATGATTTTGATCGAAACCTATATATTCTCACACCACCCCCGTTTTCAGAACCAACCGCTATAGTAGTCCCATCGTTTGACAGGGAAATCGAAAACCCATTTCTTTTTTCAATCGTCCCATCCTCTATGACATTTCCTATACGCTCCCATGCATTGTCTGTATAACTGTATACAGTCGTTTTACCAACGTTGACTGACGTCACAGAAGTTTCCGACACTGTGGTGTTCGCATAGCCAGGTGAACCTATTGCAATTATATTACCATCTGTAGACATTGAGATCGAAGTTCCTAATAGCTCAAATGCACCAAGACCTTCGATTATTTGTGTTTGCTGAATCCAGAAATTTTCTTGGAGATCGTATATTTTCAATGAACCAGCTTTGAATATGGTGCCACTATTCGTATTTGCCTCCGGTGTACTTACAATAATTCTAGTCGCATCCTTGTTTATATCAACTGCGTGACCGAATTTTCCCTGGTAATCAACCCCAAATATATCAAGACCCACCTGCTCCCATCCATTAACAAATGTAGTATTTCTTTTGTAAACTCTGACGAGACCTATGGTCAGATGTGAAGACATTCCAAATACGAGATGACTTCCATTTGATGAAAATTTCATAGATGTGACTGCTGAACCATTCGGTGTGGTTATAAATCCATTATTGCTCCAAGAACCATCCAGTTCCTTTTTATATATTTGAATATCTGTATTAAAAACTGCCAAATTAAGACCATTTTTAGACAGATCAGACAAATACCCAGTTTTTGCTATAGATAACTCCCCATATGAACCGACTTCGTATGACTGACGTTCCTGATTTGCGGATATATTGTTACTGTCCGTCACGTTGTAGGTAATTGTGTATGTTCCGGACTGATTAATATTGATGTTATTTGACGAGTTTAGAGAACTGGTTAATTCGACTGGTTTAACAATCGGAGTAGGTATCGATAATGGGTCATTTAATATCCTAAATAGAGTCCCAGATGTTTTGATTGTCGGTCTCTCACTAACAATTACCTGCCGTGTTATTGGCACAGCTTCAATTCCAAACTCATCTTTAGCGGTGTATTTGATTGTTTGTATTTGTGACAAGTTGACATTTGGTTTTTTGAATGACACTGTTGCTGCACCTGAAACGGTCACACCTGGATCAGTGTAAGTCTCACCCAATGGGTTATAAATAGTTGATCCACCTACCAGATTTAGAACAGGCCTGGCCCGTAAATGTATAGTGCGAGATACCATCGAGGATGTGCGTAAATATTTATCCACAGTGTCGTTCGTGTAGAATATTTTATATTCTCCCACGGTTGTTTCTGTTAAAAAGTTAGGAAATCCCGCAACCACCGTAGTTTGATTTGCAAACCTGTGATACACGTTTACGGGAATAGATGTAGTGACACCAGGATCAATCAATTGTGTTCCCAGTGTGTGATATATAACACGATCACCATTTAATTTTATTATAGGAATTTTGGGAAGAACCTCAACAGTTCTAAAAATGGGAACAGCTTTTTTCCTCAATAAATCCTCAGCTTCATACTTTATGGTGTATATACCCGGTTCTTCATTGAAAACTTCCCCAGAAATGATCACCCCTGGTGTTATAGAGGCCGTTGTCGTAATAGTTGCCCCACTTTCGATGTATGGTGAACCGAAATCCAAACGAATATAGCTGTCACCGTTTAGTGACAATGTAGGTGCACTAAATGAGTTATCCTGAAATTGATCATCAATTTGAAATGTCTTGTTATCAACAACAACCATATCTGTGTCAGTAATCGCAACAGAAGTTCCTCTCGCCCCAGAATAAGTGGTCACTTGAGACCAAGATCCGTTTTCATAACCATATACCCCCAAATCATCAGCAGGGGCTACAAAAACAAGTGAATTACCACCACTCTTTATATCAACAACAGGATCCGTCATATTGGTATTGAAGTCACTTCCCAATTGTGACCACGTTCCGTTACTCCTGTTATAAACCTTTGTGAAGCCATATTGCCCCGTTAGGACCATCGAATTTCCATCTTTTGTCGCCGAAAATTCGACTAACTCACCCCACCCCTGGTTCGTCTCTTGATTGTGATTACTATCATACACTCGAACCTTACGGTCACCAGACATGATAAAAAGACTGTCACCACTGTCACTAAAACGAATACCACCCATGTCGACAGTAGCCCCTGAAACTGTTATGTCGTTTAAATATTGTGAAGGTCTAGTGACTGATTGTGTAGTAAAGTTGGAAAATTCAACCCCAGAATTGTTGAAAGTTGTCAATGTCGACCCATCATTTGTAAGGTTGAGACCAGCACCAAAGAAATTTGAGGGATTCATTGCGCTAAGGTGCATCGGAGGTGAGACTATTTCCCAATCTGTAGAACCGAATCTGTAGACCCTAATTGAATTGATAGCAAAATCTGGTGCATGATTACCCAATGCCAAGGTTGTTCCATCTCCACTTATTTTAATAGTATTTGATCCCGTTTCCACAAAATTAATTGTTGAACCAATCTGCACCCATCCACCCGAAGAGTAAGAGTAGGTCTTAGCCTCTGCGACATGATCCGAATAAGAGCTTAGAGTTGCTAAAGTCATACCATCCGAAGAAAGGTCGACCGAGATCGCAATTGGATTTCCCGATTCTCCAGGAAATATATCATACCCCCCCGAAAGGTTCAGTCTGGACCAAGTACCATTCGAGAATCCATATACTCTGACTCTGATTTGAGACAATATCCATCCAAACGCAATTGTATTTCCATCACTCGAGACACTCATATCTCTCTTAGAATTTGATGCAAAACTCGCAGAAGTCGGGAAAGAGAAACTCATTATGTCACCACGTTTTTTCCAACCATTTGGAAACGCTTGACCAACCTTCACAACTGCGTCATAAGATCCAGACATGGCTCGTATCCCATACTGGTTTCCATCGTAGCTCATGGATATGGCTGATAGTTCCCTCTCTTCAGATAAGTTGAGTATTTCCCCAGACACAAGAGGATTAACCAACGTTCCATCAACACTATCACGAATCGACGCCTGACTAGATGTAGTTGTAGTTGTTGTTTCGGGATCAATCCATGAAATGTTGATATTTCTAATGTATTGATTTGCGGCAGCACCCCCCGTTTTCCCTGTAATCGCTACATATGTCTGCGTTCCCCACAAAGCTTGTTGAGCGGCGAGGTGTGACCCAGTGAAAGTGTAGTTTGCACCGTCATAAAGAACTGAATCACTCGTGTCGGTTACTCTAGTGAATAACACACCGTTATTGTAACTTACTGTAACTGTCTTGTAAGAGGTCGATGATCCATAAGAAACAGTTCTAGAAACAAGGTTTGAGTCTGATGGTGTTCTTACTCGTTGTGATTCAGTTCCATAGAAGCCATGATACACACTGTAACCACCATGTTGGGATCCCGCGTATGAAGACGGTTGATTCGGTGCATAGAAAACGACACGCATATCATCGGCGTCCCCATAAAACTTGTTATTATCAAGGCTCCACTCGAATGTAATGCTCCATTGAGAACCAAATGTCACTGGGAACCAAATACCACTATTTGTATTTAATATTGATGAAAGCGTTAATCGTATATCACTATATTGTAAGGAAAACCCACTGTTATTTGTCCATATACCACCATTATTGGTGGAGATCGGGTTATCGGTATAACTCGAATAATTTGAAGCAATAACTATGGATCCGGATATTGCAGGGGTTGTCACTGTATTTTCTTGGTCAAACACATATCCCACCCTGTTACCATTTGACGACAAGGATACAGCTTTACCAAAATTTACATCCGATGTCCCAGAAGGTGTTATAGTGTGGCGTAGTGTCCAAGTGCTAGACACATAATCATACACTTTTACATAGCCTTTATACGAGCTCGTTCCATCACCTGGTGCCCCCACTACGACCGTGTTTCCATCATTAGATAAATCTACGACACTTCCAAAATTTTGTAGAGTGTTTCCACCACCTGCGATGAAAGAATGTAGGGTCCACCCAATCGGTAACTGAACTGGTTCAAAAACATAAAATCTAACATCACTCGAACTCGCCACACCAACGATGCTACCGTCCGTGTTAATCGATAGAGTTGTGGGTGTGTAGTCGATATCCAACTCGTACGTCTTAACCCATGAACCCGACGTATAATGATATTGTTTTAGTTTAACTGCATCCCATACAACAGCTTTCGTGGCGTCACCAGAAAGAGCAGCAAGATTGAAAGTTCCCATTCCACTATTAACCGTGAGAGTAGTGTTACCATCGTTTGATATGTCAATCATTGGTCCACTATTTGTTGACTGTAGTGAGTAACTTGCACCCATTGTAAAAACTCGAACGTGTCCGGAATTAGAGCCATTCCCATCGTTGAGATAAGCCCCAGTAGCAACCCTCGACCCATCCGCAGAGAGGGAAACCGAGTATCCAGAATAATCATTTTGAGCTTCTCCGTCTATATCAGAACCTATTTGATTCCACGAAGATCCAGACCAATCAAATACCCGGGTATGTCCACGGTTATTGTTGTTAAATATCGCTCCAGCGGCGACTCTCGTTCCATCAGAGGATAATGAAACCGAATATCCAAAATTATCAGCTGAAGATTCACTATCAATATCAGAACCCATCTGAGTCCACGAACTCCCCGAATATTCGAAAATCCGAACGTGACCAGAATTTGCGGTATTCCCAATCGCTCCATGAGCAAATCTGGTTCCATCCGAACTTAACGAAACGGAGAACCCCATCCTATCAGTGCTACCTTCGCCGGGCATATCAGTATATCCATTTCCCATCTGAGTCCACGAACTCCCCGAATATTCAAAAACCTTGACATACCCCCTTGTCGAAGGCGCCGCTGCTCCAACAGCGACTCGTGTTCCATCCGAAGATAATGAAACGGACGTTCCAAATTCATCACCGATAGCGCCGACCATAGGAAGACCCATTATAGTCCACGAACTTCCGGACCAGCTGTACACTGTGGCATTTCCACTACTGTAATAGTAGCCCGTAGCCCCAATAGCAACCCTCGAACCATCTGCGGACAGAGATACTGACCAACCAGAATAGTCATCCGCAGCTCCACCGTTTATGTCAGCACCCACCTTTGTCCACGAGGATCCGGACCAGTCATACACCCTAACTTGTCCGGAATTAGAGCCATTCCCATCGTTATAACGGGCCCCAATAGCAACCCTCGACCCATCCGCGGAGAGGGAAACCGAGTTTCCAGATTCATCATATTCAGATTCACCGTATATATCATCACCCACCTTTGTCCACGAGGATCCGGACCAGTCATACACCCTAACGTGTCCGGAATCAGGCCATTCCCGGCCCTCCCCATCGTTGAGACGAGCCCCAATAGCAACCCTCGAACCATCTGCGGACAGAGATACTGACCAACCAGAATAGTCATCCGCAGCTCCACCGTTTATGTCAGCACCCAATTGTATTGATGTTGACTTTCTGTACACCTTATTTGAATTATTTTTACTCAAAGCGATGTCATCTCCGTTTGAGGATGAGTCCACCTTTACGATACTTCCACCTGTTGTTAATATGGGCAAGTTGGTGACCCAGCTTCCAGATGACAGTTCGTAAGAGTATAGATTTGTACCATGACTATTGAAAACTATGGTCCCATCACCAGACATCGCAACTTTTGTTGTGCTACCCGAAATGTCTGAGCCGAGCTGAGACCATACCCCCCCCGACTTTTCAACAACAATCATATTTGAACCCGACCCTATGACCGCACGTGTCCCTGTTTCGGATATACCGATTGAGGATCCAAAATTTTCTGTTGGACTTGGTCCATTGAACGTGGCGTTTGCAGTTGAAGGCCAATCACCATTTCCATCTTTCTCGTATATCTCTACGTAACCAGTGTAAGAATTGTATTGTGGATGACCAACAACTCTCACGTTTCCATTACCAGACACCACTTGCTCTGTTGGACCGGAAATTGTAGAACCACTCTGAACGAAAGTCGTCACCGGAACTAAAGAACTATCATACTCATAAAAACTCACACGCTCAGCATTTGCGTCACCTACAGCTAACCTGGTACCGTCTCCGGACCACTTTGCATGGGCTTCTATGAAGGGAGACGAGTAGCCAGGTGTGATTTCATTAGAGAGAACCCATAACGGGTGTACGTATAGTTGTATGTCTTGATTGGGTATGCACACTGCCAACGTAGTGTTACTTTTAAATGCGAATGTTGTTGGATCAACATCTATTTCCGCTATGGAACTTTCTATGTTGGACGATCCCGAGACTGCACTTTCAATAAATAAATGAGTAGTGAATACACCATGCAAATCTGTTTCTTTATCACCTTTGTATGCCAATACCGTACCATCGTATGAAATTGCAACATCGTGACACGTGACAGTTAATTTTGTGCGTATGAAAGTCCATTGAGTTCCATCATATGTATACACACTAAATTTCAAATCATCATAGACAACCAAGGTTTGACCGTTTCTACTCAATACAATTCCGGGTCGTCCCACGGTCAGAGCACCAAACCCCGTTATCTCCGAACTTTGTGTTGATAATGAAATTTCTCCCGACGGTGTTGTATCCCACGTTAGACTACAAATTTCTACGGCCCGTGATGAATCTTGATACGATGCTAAAAAAAGAGATCCTGAATCTGATACACCAGTGTTAATATGTGTTGGAGTAAATGTTCGGAAAACACCTGCTCTGCTACTCACAGTTGCGGCTGTAATGTCATCACCAATTTTAGACACTACACCATCAGAACCGATTCCATACAGTCTCGCGATGTTGCTATAGTTAACCGATAGATAGTCACCGTTGTTTGATAGTTGTATGACATCACCTTCTGTTAATCCATCTCGGACCCCCCAGACACCTGCGTTATTCTTGTCCCAAATACTCAAACTCAAACCACTTGTTATTATCATCCCCCCCATATTAGGGTGGTTTGGACAGAAGTAATAAAGTACATCAGGTGATGCAGGTGATGTTGGTATAAATAACATTCCACCTAAAGTTGATTCCGTTGCTGCAATAATCGTATCGTCACCACCATGTGTTCCATCCGGGGTTGCGGAAATTTTCAGTGGGTGATCTGCATACTGCAGAATCGAAGCTTGAATACCCGTATACGTCACACCCTTTTGTAAATATAAAGTCGGTTGTGTAACACCGTCCAGTGAATATTTATTACCATTGGGTGTAGACACAACAGTTAGGGATTGTATTGTAGAAGACTCTATGGTAGTGGTATCAATGTTAAGGATAAGGCGGTTACCATCACCACTCATTTCTAGTAATGACGTTTGTGGTGTTAGTGATATTGTGTCAACTACATTCTTTACGGGTTCTATTACTGTTGTGTCTACATTATGTGCTTCATAAACCCGAACTATGCTATTTTTATCACTTCCCACAGCAACTTTGGAACCACTCATTGTTATTGATACATACTTCCCAAAATCCATAAATTCGAGGTCGTTAGCTATAATTTCCCTGTATTGAGACCACGAACCTTGAGAAAAATTAAAGATTTTTACAGAGTCTGACACACCGATCACTAAATAATTTCCATCATTCGACAGGGACAGAGACAGTGTGTCTATACTTGTAATTGTGCCACCTTTCTGTTCCCAACCTGCTGCTATCTTCACAAGACTCGACGTTTTAAATAAAAGCTGATTTTGCAAACCTATTAGGATTTTATCACCATTGTTTGAAAGCCTCACATACTTTCCCAAGTTATTGGTGTCTACGGACCCATCTATTTGGTCGACAAGAATCCAAATTGTTTCATTTACTAAATTATACACATATGCACGACCATACGATGCCATCTGAGAATTGCCGACAACTACTGTATCACCAGTTTTAATGATACATATCTTATGTCCGGAACTTCCAAAATCACCATTTATAATGGTGCCATACTGTTCATATACGCTGTTCAGTTTATAAACCTTTATTTGATCACTGGAAGCTACAACAAAATATCGAGCGTATTCACCGATTGCTACTGATACTATGTTACCCGACAGGCCAGTCGATATAGTCTCACCGAATTGTTTCCATTCTACACCATTCCATACGTATATCTGAACATCACTACCCGAATGTGTCAACATGACTTTACCATCGTATGAAATATCAAATTTATCTATTCCCATAATTTGAGTGTGAACCGGACTTAATGAGACGATACCACTCGGTGAAGCAGTGGGTATCTCAAATGTTATTACTGATCCACCAATGTTCACAACAACAATACGACCATTTCTTGACATGAGTGCTAATGGATGGGCAAAAACTTCATAATCACTATATAACGAATAATACTCATTTGTGCTTAGATTGTCGTGCACTCGTAAAAATAAATGACGAAAAGGAAGAGAGTTAAACGGATGATTGCTCGTAGCAGTAACTGCCACACGACCCCCATTTTCAGACACACTAATAGAAGCCCCAATCAGTGCTAAACTGGTCGTCATCAAAGTTGTTGACGAAACGGAATTAAACTCCTGGTCAAATTTGTCCACTGCAACTTGTGTCGTCCCCACTTTCTTGGCGACAAACGTTTCAGATCCATCACCATTCATGTCAACATCCATCATTTCTATAGTATTTATTGTCCCAAGGGAAGAAAGCTGTTTTTTGTCAACCAACGAGTTGTTAAACTCATACACCTTCACCTCATCATCGTTTGTATAAGCCAATGCTAAAAAACGACCGTCGTCGGTGCATGAACTTAATTGACCAACTTGGGGGATATCAACTGCTCTTGATGTAATAACACTGTTTACATTTACCTTCAAGAACGGGTCATAATTAGATTCCACTATGTTTTGGGCGTTTAATGAAAACGTGTCTGCTAAAATAGAGGCACTAGAGTATTCACGACGATTACTCACCAACCCGGTAGTGGTAGTTGCAGCTTCCAGGTGCTGATAATCCACAGTCTGAGACGTATATCTGTTAAATGCTCGTTTTGTGACAGAATTTAACATTTCGTTCAATGAATAATTTGTACGACCCATCTCTTAATGATATATTACAAATTAATCTGCATACAGTATACCCGCCATACCATCTTTTATACGTAAGATGTTATAGTTTACTGCGTAGATTGTACGATCGATGGGTTGGGTGCAATGCAAAGTGCAAGAATCTATCCTACTGAAGTTTAATGTTCCAGTGGGCTGGTATTTATTGGCCGACAAACAAAATGAATGTAGGAATAAGTTTTCAGAATTACTTCCAGAATAGTCTGTATGGTAGTAGCTCGGAATCGCCGTAAAGTAAGGAACACCGGTTTTGAAATCTTCAACATCAGTGCCGTTTATTTGAAGCTTAACTTCATTCGTGCGAGATACGAGATTATTGGTTGAAGAAGCGTTACTACTCGCAATAAATTTAACTGGATGATTGAAAACCAGTTCGTGTATATTTTTTTGGGATGGTATGTTTTTCTGAACCTGATATATCAGGATGTCATGCTGGTTGAAAGCTATATGGTTTCGCTCCTCCTCGTCGAGCATTATGAAAGATGCGTTGACATGATACGTTCTATTCACGTTTAAGTTAGCACTCCAGTGAATTTTGATCTCCACATCATGGTACTGGAGAGCCACGAGGGGTAGAGAAGTTTGCCACAGCTCACAGAAGAAGAATCTGAACGGATAAAAGAAGGATTGAGAACCCAATCCACCGTGAAGACTCGCCTGGAACCCCTTCGAATAAGAATTAGCGAAAAGATCGATGGCGATAGATTCACAAAATTCAGAGTCTTGGGAATCAATCAACTGACCACCAATATACAGCTCAGCCTTGTCGATTATGTCAGTCCAATTATCTATCAGCTGAACCTCACCGTTAAGTTTGGTAACTAAATTTGTATACGCGAGTAAATCACCCAACTTGTTTATTTTCACGGAAGACATGCCACCTGCTTTAGGTTCCATTTGAACTGTCATCTGCTTTGTAAATAAAGAAAAATTTGTATGTCTCTTAAATTTTGTATTGAAATATGTTGTATTGGGGGAACCAGATATATGTTTATCCTGCTCACCACGGGATACAAGCTGGGCAAGGGCTCCACCGGACATGGTTTTCTATATTAGATTCACATTATTTATTTAAGCATCGCAACTTCACCATGTTGTTCCTCCCAATCTTCGGGATCGGTATACTCCTTCTCACTTGGATCCTCGTAGAACTCCTGACTATCCTTAATCATCATGGTCCTCACAGTTTCATACAAAACGGAAGTCAGGGCAAACTTGTAGGCCAGAAAGCCAACGAACGTCGCTCCGTAATCAAAGTCAAAAGCGAATGGGGCATGATTCCAAGAAACTTCAAAAGCAGCCGCACTGATCGGTGCGATAAATTCTTTTTGAATGGCCGACTTTTCAAACGTATCAACCCTATCCGACAGGAGACTAATATACGCATAAGAAGTCAAAGCACCGAGAGCCACAGATACACCTTGGTCAGCACCTTGTGTGATGAAATACGAAGCACTGAGGGCAGAGCCACATCCAGCTGTAGATTTCTTTAGAGTTGTCTTGAGACGGGTGTACTCGGTAGAAACTGGCTTGGCGAATGCGTATGTGAGAGACATTATACATGAAAGAGACTTAAAATCTTTATACAAGTTAACAATAAGAATGCCTTGCCAACGTTGTAGGAAAAAATGTGGAGTTCCAATTGACTGTCAATACTGTGAGGGAAGTTTCTGTCCGAGTTGTATCAACCTGACGAAACACGACTGTCAGGGTGCGGATATCAAGAAGATGAAGCAGCGCAAGGAACTGGAGAAACAGACAGCATTTGAACCACCACCAAAGTGCTTAAAGATTTGACGACCCATATATTCGGGCTGAGATGTCCGAGTGGTCTAAGGAGGACGACTTAAGATCGTTTGTGCTACGCACGCGCGGGTTCGAACCCCGCTCTCAGCATCCATAGGCCTGTAGTGAAATGGATATCACTTTGGACTTCTAATCCAACATTCCGGGTTCGATCCCCGGCAGGTCTGCGAGCACTCATAGCTCAGTGGTAGAGCGCAAGCTTAGTAAGCTTGAGGTCAGGGGTTCGAAACCCCTTGAGTGCAAAAAATATCCTCATAACACAGGATGAATACGAAAGGTTCCATTCTTATTCATGATGTGGCTTCATTAGCATTTCTCGCACCCTTCTCTGTATTATGTATCGCTGAGACGTTTTTTGGATACACCGTATATCCGATGTTTTTGACCCATGCCCTTACAACATACATGTCTTATGACCTCGTGTGGATAATTCTCCAACCTAGGGTTGTGCACACTTTTAGAAAGTTAATCATACTTCATCATCTAGTATGTCTTATAGCTCTTCTTAGACCCCTCATGTATCCTGAGGAAGGTTTCATTGTTAGTCGTGTTGGTTTAGTTGAAATTGATACATCTCTACTTACTATACGACGACTTACCCCTAGAAAAAGTTCTATATATCCAACAATAAATGACATGTATCACATGTCAAATCTATTGATTAGGGTGGGTTACGAGTCATTTATGACATTGTACTTGTCCTACTTTTATGCGTATGAGAGTGTGCACACGAAATTACACATTCTTGGGTGTCAGTATTTCATAAACATTTTCAGTTGTGGTATTTGTGCGTTAACATATTCTAAACGTAATCCAACTTTAAGAATTCAGTCTTAATCATAAATATAATGACCGACAAACCCAAACGTAAACCAAACGCCTACATGAACTTTGTGAAAGAAAATCGACCCACGATTGTGAAAGAAAACCCAGACATGGGATTCACCGATATCGGTAGGAAATTGGGTGAAATGTGGAGAGAACTCACAGATGACGAAAAGAAAAAATATGTGAAATAGTAGTGTATGTTTGTGAACATATTTGGCTTTTTATTACAACTTGTCATGAAGGAACGAATTAAAAGGGGTATATCACCCCGAGATTCAGTAACACGCTTAAGGGATACGTTCCAAAAATGATTAGATGTCTCTCAAAGTTAAGAAACTCACGTATGATGCTATTGTGCCTACTCGTGGTTCTGATGGTGCTGTTGGATATGATCTGTATAGCTCCGAAGATGCTGTCGTACCGAATCAGGCGGGGAGAGCTTTAGTGGGAACTGGTATCACGGTAGTGCTCCCACCAGGGGTTTATGGGCGGGTAGCTCCTCGTTCTGGCCTCGCAGTGAAGCATTGCATCAATGTTGGTGCGGGTGTTATTGACCCAGATTATACCGGTGAAATTAAAGTTGTCCTATTCAACCATGGTTTGAACGACTTTGAAATCAAGAAGGGTGATCGTATTGCTCAACTTGTTCTTGAACGTTGTGAGACTCCCCCAATTGAGGAGATTAATATTGTCCAAGACACTGACCGTGGGTCTGGTGGATTTGGATCTACAGGTCAATAAAAGGGTTGGGGTCTTCTCCTCATGAAGAAGATACCGACAAGGATGGACATAATCACAGAACACACTATCAAATATAACGTATAAGATGTTTTCTCAGTGGACCCTTCGGTGGACCCTTCGGTGGACCCTTCGTTTTCCCGCCTGGTGAGCATGTCGCTATACGCATCCATTGTGGACTCCTCCGTGGACTCCTCCGTGGACTCCTTATTTCCAAAACAATTTTCGGTTGTGACGTATTTATCCTTTTCCTCTGTTGTGCATGCATTGGGGTCGGAGCATTCTCCACATGAATCACCCTCTTTGCATTTACAACATTGTTGCATTGAATTATCCGGAAATGTTACGTTTTTGGCTGGAGCCATGTACCCCGACTTGCATACATCATCACTGACTGCCTGGCAGCCTTCAGGGATAATTTCTATAGAACGGCGTGTTCCATCCCCCTGTATTCTTTCTCGAGAGTCAATACTACAGCTATCTAAGGTCATTACTATTGTAGTTGAATATTTTTAATGATTACATCTACAGGTCAATAAATTCATCTTTGCAAAACCACAAATCCTCAGGTGTTGGTAGAAACAGTATTCCATGACTCATGACCATAGACAATTTGGCTTTTGTGACAGAATTGTGAGTGTGTAAAATCCATCTTTCCCAATATTCAGCCCGGAAGAAATCTTCCCAGTCCTCCTTAGAACTTTCCCTAATCCCCAACATTCCTCTATGTATCTCACACAGATCCGTTTCAATTCGCAGCTCCTTAGGAATGATAGCCCCCTTTCTAAGAAGTTGTGCACGCATCAATCGAGGATTTTTATGGTCTGGGTAGTGTTGGACACCAGAGTCACCAAAGTCGATTGATCTCTTATTAGGTAGAGTCACCCTAAGTTTGTGGGTTACAGATGGACTCGGTTGTAATACGACGTGCATAGTACTCACTCATTTGAAAATTATTCGAGTGTATAAACACAGCGTTAAATCCGTGATTTTATAACCACACTCTAATTCAGTTATGCACACCCTAGAGCTTTTCAAAGGCACTGGGAGTGTATCCAAAGTCTTAGAACCCGCTGGGCATGATATAACAAGTCTAGACATTCTTGAAAAATTTAAGCCAACTCACTTGTGTGACATTCTAGACTTTGATTACAAACAGTACCCCCCAGGACACTTCGACGTCATATGGGCATCTCCAGAGTGTAAAATATATTCCCAACTCCAAGCAACAAATGTTGGACCTACCCGGAAGTTCAAGACGAAAGAGGAACTCGAATCAGCTCGCCGAGAGAATAGCAAGTATGTCGAGAGGGTGTTAGAGATTATCGAATACTTCAAACCAACTGAATGGTACATCGAAAATCCCTACTACTCGGCCATGAAGGATCTTCCGTGTATGCGTGAACTGAAATCGTATCGTTTCGACTACTGCCGCTTTGGTTTTGATTACAAGAAACCTACTCGTATATGGACGAATCGCACAGATCTCGAAAATCATCCATGCAACTGCCCGAACAAGCAACATAGGCATAGAATTGGTATCACGACTCCGGGTCAAATATATAGTGGTGGGCAGGCGGACAAGACAAGCACACTCGACCGCTATCGGATACCTGAAAACCTCTTACGGTATCTTTTCGCCAAACATTTATAATATTGCTTTATGATATGAGTTTCTTTACAGTTGTTGGTGTCTTGATCACGTCTTCCTGTCTTACAAGTTCTGTGAGATCTGCCATGGCTACATCTGTCACACCAACCGCGTCTCCTGAGGATGAAGGTGAGGTTATTGTCATCGGTGGTTCCCAAAGTAGCACTGAGAATTACATAAGTATGCCCAATACAGAAGAAGTTCCAGTAAGCTTCTCGGAGTATCCGGTTTATGCTTATGACCAAAATTCAAACAGTGATATGCACGCCGAGTTCTGGAAGACAAATAAGGAATGCCCGGGTGGGGGGCATGATTGTTTATACACGGAAAAGGTTGAAAATGGTCGTGTTACAGGTATCACTGATAAAGATGGAAATGATCTTATTCAGCAGTTTGTAGATGATTTATATGATGGAAAATTGGTAAAGTTGGATGAAATGATAGAAGAAAAGGGTGAAAGACTACAAAAGACAAGGAAACTATCTGATGATAATAAGGTTATGATGAAAATGGGTGAAGAATGGAAAGAAGTGGAACCAAATAAACAATATACGATGGAACATGGAAGTGGTAGTTCCTCGTGGACACAAACGATAGAACTTCCGGTTGGGCAATATCTTCTTATTCTGATGATACTTTACAAAATGACTGGAAAACCAAAACCGCGTGTTGTCATTGATCTACCAGCTGAAAAACGAGAGACATAAAGAATATACACTCTTAGTCATTAAATGAACTCCAAAAAAACTACCGAAACAACAACAACACGACTTTCCCCCATCGAACGTGAAGCCAAGTATTCCGAAAGTAAGAAAGCAGCTGTCGAAAAAGCACTTCAAGGTGGAAAGATTCGATACAAGTCTGAATGTGACCCGATTAAATTCAAGGAATTCTTGGAACATCGCCTCACTGTTTGGAGTGGGTTGAAGGATCAGACTTTTCACAACAAACGAATGTATGAAAAGACAGTCAAGATTTTAGATAGTTTTGAATAATTTTTGTGGTGCGGGACAGTGTAGGTAGACTCAACCCGGCCTTCTCAGAGATGATGTTCCTGTCGATATACGGTTTCATACACAAGTATAATACACACACCGCAACCGTCTTCGAGTGTTTACCCATGAGCTCCTCACACTTTTCCAACTTTTTAGACATAAGCATTGCATCATTACGGACACTCTGAGAAACATCGAAAAGTTCAAACAACTTGTTCAGATGTTTATGTTTGGGGTTTTTCAAAACTTTTTTCGTTTTTTCTTGTTGGACCCTCATCAATTCATTTGCGAAAATCACCTTCGTCCTAGACAGTTCTAGTTTAAGAGATTTATACTTTTTTTTCCATTGTCGACCCTGTTTAATTTGTGATATAAGGTCGGAGACATTCGACTTTACACCACGGACAGCCTCGAGAGTGGAGCGTTTTTTAGTCATTTTTACTTATTATTATTGAAAAATAACATTTTACTTAGGTGTTAAAATTTAGTTTCCGAACGCTACACCACCCATACCATTCTTGATACGAAGAATGTTATAGTTGACAGCGTATACGCGGTGATGATGGTTACCGTTCTCGGGAGCACTGAACGTCATCTTGGCGTTATCAATACGCGAGAAGTTTAGGCTGCCCGTGGGCTGCATCTTGGACATGGTGAGACAGAAAGGCCAAGAGAAGGTCGCGAGATCGTCGAGAATGTTGTCGGGAAGATCAGTGGTGTGCATCTCTGCAACGACGTCGTGATGATACACATCCGAGGTGTCTTCGAACAGGGCCACACCGTTGATGTATAGAGAAGAGGTCCCGAACTTGAAACCGTCGGTGGCGTGGTTCCACGCAGCACCATTTGCGTTACCCGAGACAACGTGGAGGGATTTGACGGGGTGGTTGAAGTAGGTGATGTCAACATCTTTGTCGGTCCTGGAGAAACGCTGGTTCTGGACCTGAGTGATTAGCATCTCATGTTCCTTGTCGGTGAAATATTTACGCTCATCTGTATCGAGATACACATAGTTACCGAATACCTTGGGAGTGGAGGAAGGTGTCAACCCGTCACGGCACTTGATACGAATCTCTACGTCGTGGTACTGGAGAGCCAGTAGGGGGAGGGCCTTGGACCAGTCTTCACCGAAGAAGAAAGGAAGCATGTAGTAGTTACCACCGTGGTTCTCCTTTTTGTGATTGAGGCTCACACAGAACGAAGCCTTAGCGGCCGAGTCCCTCATGAGGGGGTTGTGAACACCCTGGATGAACAGAGAATCCATCGTGGACACCATCTGGCCCCCGATCCAAAGGGAGAATTCAGTGAGGTTTCCCCCAGTTCTCTTGAAGAAACCATTATCGTTATTTTGTGTAGAAGCGATGTTATCAGCCTCTATCCAGACATAGCTAAGAAGATCACCCTTCGAGCGAATGGGGATGATAACTTCGTTACCAGATCCGAAGGAGCCGATGTAGTCCATGCGCTCAGGCTTCATCGCAAAGTTTGTGTAACGTTTGTAGTTTTGACGGAAAAAGCTCACTTCAGGCTGACCAGTAATGTAGACATCCTGGGCACCTACAGACACAAGTTCTATTAAAGCGGCAGACATTTATTAATAAATGATATTAAAATTTTGGCAACATATCTATACATGGTAGTATTCCAAGCATTGACATGGGAGGCCAGGGATTCTGGAGATGAACACTTGATCAGCATTTTCGGCAAAACTGAAGATGGTAAATCTGTATGTGTCACGACTGAGTTCAAGCCATACTTTTTTGTAAAGTTACCACGTGGAACTGAACAGTGTGATGTTGAACTTCTGTATGATAAATTGGAATCGATGAAAAAGGGTTGCCTGACGAGTTACTCACTGACAAAACAAAAAGATGTTTGGGGTTTTCAAAATAATGAAGAGTTTTTCTTCATGCAGCTGAATTTCAAGAACTTAGAATCCAGACGTAAAGTGAACTCAATTTTCATGTATAATAATGCGTTTAGGAAATATCACGTCTACGAATCGAATATAGACCCTGTCCTGAGACTCATGCATAGGACAGGTATCCAGTCTACGGGGTGGCTTGACACTGGGACGAGATGTATCAGGTCTCACCTGGCAAATGTCGATCTTGATATCTGGTGTAATGACTGGACTGAATTGAAAATGGTGAACCGAGATGATGTCGCCCCTTTTGTTGTGGCTTCGTTCGATATCGAGTGTAATAGTTCAACTGGTAAATTCCCCGATCCAAATGTTCCTGGTGACGCTTGTTTTCAGATTGCTATATCTTTGTGCAAATTTGGAAGTGATGAGCCATATGAGAAAACGTGTCTGTGTTACAAAGACACAACGGGTGAAGATGTATCGAGTTTTAAAACTGAGAGGGAACTTATACTCGCGTTCAAAGATTACGTGCAACAAAAAGACATTGACATCCTAACTGGTTGGAATATTTTTGGCTTCGATCTTGAATATATCTACCGACGGGCGGCTATGAATGGGTGTGGTCTCGAATTTTATCAATTGGGAAGACTGAAAAATACCGAGTCCCACATGGTTCAAAAGAAACTGAGTTCTAGCGCCCTGGGAGACAACTTTCTCAAATTGTTGCCCATGCCTGGGCGCTTCATTTTCGATCTTTTTCATGAAGTCAAAAAAGGATACAAATTAGATTCGTATAGTTTGAACAACGTCTCGAAACTATACCTCGGTGATCAGAAAATTGACATGCCCCCAAAAGAAATGTTTGCTCGCTTTGTTGAAGAAGACCCGGTAAAGTTGGGTGAAGTGGCTGAATACTGTATCAAGGATACACTTTTACCCCATAAACTCATGAAGAAGATGTGCATTCTACTGAACCTAGTTGAGATGGCTAAAGCCACATGGGTTCCTATATCCTTCCTTGTTGAGAGAGGTCAGCAAATCAAGGTATTCAGTCAGTTGTCCAAAAAGGCGAGAGAGTTGGGATATATGGTTCCCACGATTAAATATGGGTCTCTCCCCGAAGAGCAATATGAGGGTGCTACTGTGTTGGAAGCCCAGAAAGGGGCGTATTACACACCCATCACTGCCCTAGATTTTGAAGCGCTATACCCATCAATCATGACAGCTCACAATCTGTGTTATTCCACGTATGTCATGGATGAGAGAAGGTATGGAAACATCGAGGGAATCACGTATGAGACGTTCAAGATCGGGGACAAGACCTATAAGTTCGCGCAAGATGTTCCAAGTTTGCTACCGGCTATTCTAACAGAACTGAAACAATTTCGTAAGAAGGCGAAGAAGGATATGGCGGCTGCGACTGGGTATATGAAGGAGGTTTACAATGGTAAACAGTTAGCCTATAAGATATCCATGAACTCTGTATACGGCTTTACGGGGGCAGGTAAAGGTATCCTTCCATGTGTCCCAATCGCATCCACTACTACGTGTAGAGGCCGTGCTATGATTGAAGAGACTAAGAATTATGTGGAGACGAACTTCCCCGGTTCCAAAGTGAGATATGGAGACACCGATTCTGTTATGGTTGAGTTTGACGTTGGTGATCGTAAAGGTGTGGAGGCGATTGAATACAGCTGGGAAATTGGTGAAAGAGCCGCTGAAGAATGCAGTGCCCTGTTCAAGAAACCAAATAACCTAGAACTTGAAAAGGTGTATTGGCCCTACTTTCTGTATTCAAAGAAGCGTTACGCTGCGAAGCTATGGACAAAGGGTAAGGATGGGAACATGAACATGGATTACGTAGACGTAAAGGGTCTACAGCTTGTTCGGAGGGACAACACCCCTCATATGAGAGAGGTTTGTAAAGAACTCTTGGATGTTGTCCTGACCTCTGGAGATACAGGTCCTCCTAGGGACTTGGCCAGGATGAGAGCCAACGAGTTGCTCTCTGGTGAGATTCCAAATGACAAGTTGATTTTAAGCCAATCTCTTTCCGATACCTACAAAGTAAATGGTAAATCTGTCTCAATCACAGGGGCTGAATCTGGTATGATCAATCAAGCCCATGTTCAAGTCGTCAATAAAATGAGAGAACGAAAACCCGGTTCTGAACCACAATCTGGTGACAGGGTTCCGTATATTCTCACAAAAACGGATAATCCGAGAGCAAAGGCATTTGAGAAATCTGAAGATCCCAAATACGTAGAGGAAAACAACATTCCCGTCGACTATCACTATTACTTTGTGAACAAGTTCTTGAACCCAGTCTGCGACCTTCTTGACCCTCTATTTGATGACACCAAACAGGAAATCTTTGGGGAAATCATAGATGCCCACAAACCACCACCCAAGAAGAGGGAGCCCTCCATAAGCACCATGAAGAAGGATCAACTGATCGAAGAGTGTCAGAGATGTAACTTGGACGGCACTGGAAAAGTTGCAGATCTCAAGGAACGTATTAAAGCATATAGGGATCGTAAAAACTCCGTTGATGACCTATTTAAAACTTACGAGCAAAGTATTAACAAGGATGATTGAAGCAAAGGCAAGACTCACGAAACTCGTTATAGAGAAGGCTAAGGAAATCTTGTTAACTCAACTACCATCTGAAATCGAATCTGACCTAAATGAAATTGTTTGTGATCTTGTTCAGGATGGTATAGATACGTATCACTCTGAACAGATGAGCAAGACACTGGAAAACATTTCAAAAAAACATCAAATCCCTTTAGAACTTCTCCTGCGCGACGTCACTGACATCAGTGGTGTGGATCGTTGTAGGGGAAAGAAGATGATGAAAGATGGAAAAAGTGAGATGAGGTGCAAGTTTAAGGCTGGTGAAAATGGTTACTGTAAATATCATCATCAACAGGGTGAAAAAATTAAATCAAGATGTCTACCAAGTTTACAGTTACATAATCACGGACCGGAAAAAATGAATGTTCCGGGGTGCCCAGGTTGCGAACAAAAGGGACTTATAGAATTAAGTCGTTTACTTTCCAATGAATAAAACCAGCATTCTGCTATCATCAATTGATCAATTTTACAATGTCGAATATAACAGGAATAAGCTACTCACAATCTTAAATAAATCGAGTGGGATTTCACTCAGAAATCTTGAGTGGTTCATCACGAATTACGCTAAAAAGAATAACACCTCGTTTAAGACGAACGATGGTAAACTTTTCACGGTCCACTGTGCATACAAATCTAGCTTGGATGGATACAGTAAGAAGCTCTTCGACCCATTTTGCAGGGCTGAAAAATTCACGTATCACATTCCGGGGACATCTCAAGAAATTCAGACTACTCTAGCTCAGCTGAATTTTATCAAATGGTGTATAAAAAATAATATTATCGACTACATCTACAACAATAAACAAAATCTATTCACTAGGTCGTGTAATCAAAAACTTGTGTCATAACACCATCTTTGATACGAATAAAGTTGATCGTTTTAGCCAAAATATGAAAACGTCTATTATGCCAAGTGTTCTCATGCTTACTGGAGAACAAGTTTCCGTGTAATATAGGTTCCTTCACAACGCTAAAATTAACGTGACCAGAAGCGTCGTCATCATTAGGGTAAAGTGCAAAACTGTAAGAATAGAACCTCCGTGTGATTGGGGTATTTCTGTGGTGCAACCTGGGTTGGATAATTCTTAAAAAGTGTGGAGATCCCGTGTGCTCGTCCAAAATTTCTTCACCATCGAAAGTGAGTGTAACATAGTCGATGTGCTCATACCGCAGAGCTGGGTCGACTTCAACACCTGAAGAGTTTAGGGGTAACTCATTGTAATTTGAAGTTCCACCGAATGCATTGTTTTCCGTATACAGCACGAAAAAGTACAACTCTTGAACCAAATTGGTGAAAGAGAGTCGCATTTTAAATTTTGGTTCGGTGTTCCCACCATCTTCATCGACAAGGATGTCATTGTACTGTATTTGAGTAATCGCGAAATTGTGGTCACGATTCATGACTTTGATTTTCTCGACAGGATCCAAAAAGACACATTCGGTAGACAATCTGAGGTCGTATGGCTTGTAAGTGATCAAATCATTTACATCCGCTCCAAGAAAACCCTCAAACCCCGCCTCTTGGTGTCCAGAAACACATATACACTCGTCAACGTTACGAAATTTAACCTCGACTTCAATTTCCTGCCTCGTCAACGCACAAACGGGTAAGGCGAGTTTTGGGTGGTTGTGGAAGTAAAATGGAATCTCTATACAAACATCTCCACCAAGCTGTCTCGGATAAGGCCTTGTTTTTGAAAGTCTACTATTCACTCCAGCTGGGTTGGAACTCACATCTCTCATAGACAGATCGAATAAATTTAATTGTTTTGTCGTTGGGTATTCCATTTCAGCATAGAGATCCAAATATTCTGTCGTGATGTGTTGAATGACTACACCACCCACAGATAAAGTGATGTAGTCTATGAAATTGCTCGCTTCACCGTAAATATAATCCCCGTTAGGGTTCACATAATCCACATCTATGACTATATCTGGTAAGCTAAACATGAGATTGACACCCTTCAACACGTCACAGTGATCATACGGTATGTTGAATCTGTGTATTTCACCATACTCGAAATCTTTATTAGAAGGAATGTCGATAAATTGTAAAGAAAAGTTAGAGTGTTTCTTGAAATTTTCTTTAAAAAAAGTGAACTCAGGAATTTCAGTCGTGTAAATGTCTAAAAGACCTTTCGACTCGAGCTGAATACTCCCTGCCATACTAATATAAGACAATTAATAAAATTTTAAGCCAGCTAACCCGGAATCAAACGATAAGATGTTGTAGTTGATGGCATATACACGAACCTGTGTTTCTTCGGTGGAATACCCTCTAACCACCAAGGTGTTGTCATTTGGGTTGACATATCTGTCCTGTTCCCTAAATTCAATGGTAAACTTTTGATGAATGATCCTACTCATGTTCAATTGCCCTGTCGGATCACTACTACCAGGGTCAAGTGAGAAGGAATACATTCCAAACGGACTTTCACCGATGTCTGGTATGTTCACATGATTTTTGAAAGGTTGAACCACTGATAAAAAGTGACCATTCTCTCTAAAGAATATCACATTGTTAAGACACAACTCAGCATTCTTTATCTGTCTAAACCTATAGTTATTGATCACGTTATTAGAACTGTTATACATGGGCTCACCCAAAAAGAACAATTCTTTCACTGGGTGTTTAAAGTCTAAAAGAAACACTTTCTTATTGTTACCAGGTTCCATTCGTGTCTCTTTATGTTGGACCTGTGTGATGAGATACTCCATATGATTATCTTGGAAGGCGGAACGTTCCATTTCACTTAAATACACATGCTCTGTAGTCAGGAATATCTGATTGATGAACTTTGCCGACTGATCGTTTATGGGTGGTAGGTTTTGAGACACGGACCTGTAAGAATAATACTTATCCCTACTCACGAGTTTTATTCTTATCGACACCTCTTGCTTGGTGAGTTTACATAAGGGAATGGCTGATTTATTGTTTCTGGTAAAGTAAAAAGGTAACTCCAATGAAAATTTTGTGGGGTAATATCCTTGTGGCATGGGAACCTCCCCACCCCTATACAACTCGATATCCTTGTGCTGTTCAGATGTGTCCAACTTGTTTCTCATGTAAATGTATTCACCCGATATCCTGTCGATCACCTGCTCACCAATCAATAACTCCGCGTGCTCAATGAGTTTTGTAATGGGATTGGCAACTGTCCTCATAGCGTCATAATCACTCCGCCACAGCACCGTGAGGGATACAGAATTTAGTAAATCACTCTTCGTGCTAGGTATCCTCACAGTCAGAACTTCACCAAAATCCGAGTTTCCCGTGAATGGAATGTCGGTGAAATCTATACCAAAGGGTGTGTGTTGTCTAAATGTGTATATAAAGTGTGAATAGTCTGGGCATTTTGTGATCCACTCATCCTGAACACCTTTGACACAGAGGTACATTCTATTATTAGGTATCTTTTTTTTAATACTCGATTGTCATGAAACCTCTAGAGAAGTTAAACTTCTGCATTTCGAGATAATACAGGTGCAACTCAAACTCACCCGAGAATATTTGGTCATTCACGGGGTCTGGTGATGCACCCACAATACTTTGATCAGCGTTGGGTAACAGTTTGTTTATCTCAAATTCAATCAAAGTCCTGTCAGAATTTAAATTTGCAAAGTCGAGGGTGCCGGTGGACTTTTCATGTAGAGGGTGAAGAGCGAAACTTTGTGTGTATATGTTGATCCTGTCGTCAGTCACACCCAAATCAAATTTGTAGGGAACCGCGTACTTGTAGTGTTCGTGACTCTCCATGAGAGTGTTTGGAAAACTTTCACCATTCAAAAAGAAACGAGCCTTTTTCATTATGGGAGTGTTTCGTGTAGTCATTGCCGTAGAAGAACTCCCACCAGCCCATATCAATTCCTCTGCACGACTCCTCACAAACGTAACATACCGGTGAGTTGCTTTAGTTTGTGTCGTGAATAACTTATCCCGGAAGAACCAGTGGAAAGCCTTAACCTTCGATTTTGGTTCTAAATTTACTTTAAATGTTGAATCAGATTCAGGTGTCGTGGTGAAAGGTGTATGCTTTTTTAAAACGTTCACTAGAATGTCATGACCAGATTCTACCATGTACAACCTCTCTTCGTTGCTAAGTTTTATCTCCTCACTTATCAATTGGAAACTGTTCAACTCGATGATAGCCGGGGTGTGACTATTTTCTGCACCTTGCCACCACGTCTGTGGGTGAAAAACGAGTTCAAACATAATTTTTTGCTTGTGAGCGGCACATACGGGAAAGTAATGACGATCTTCAACTTCCTTACGTAGTTCCGTCTTTCCATATTTGCGTGAAAAGAAAAATGAAAGTGGGATTATGAATCTATTGGAAGGTCCGTAACTAGAGGGGGCTGAGATACCAGGTGTAAAGTCTTGTGACATGTTTTGAAGCACCAAGTTACCCTTCTTGGACTGTGGATCCAAATACAGAGACTCGTGTATCATCTCCCAGTCGTCTGTGATTTCTTCAACCTTGATGTCATCCACATACATCGTGATACTTTTGAGAAATCCCCGACCAAGTGGGGTGGTATAGTTTACATCCCCCGTTTCCTTGGCTGGTAAGTTAACTTTAAGGTATAGGTTGGTGAGTAAGTCTCCCATGTTCTTGGGATCATACTCAACCTTAACAGTTTGATTGAAAGGCCACCCAGCTACACGACCCGGATTTAAAACATTTTTAGTTTTATGAAACTTTCTAAATTCTGAATGTCTCTTCACATCTTGATAGTCAAAGAAAGTATTCTCTGGGTCTTTGGATAACAAGTAAGTGTCCTGTTTTCCAAAAGCTTTCAAGGAAAGTTTAGCAGCTTCACCCATACTTATCTATTAACTACATATTTTTAATATCATTCCCCCACATGTCAAGGTATCCCGTAGCTTCCAGTAAGCATAGTTCCTTCTTAAGTTTGTTTGATTCTTCGACCAAGGCCTTGACACGCTCATCCGTGTAGTCAACTGTCTTGATGTGCAGCAGATAGTCATAGGAACCATCAACCTTTGGGAACGACTGTCCAATTTCACGTTCGAGGTCTTGTTTCTTCTTCTTGAATACCACGATGTCTCCTTCGACAACCCTCTTAACAAATTGAGCGCGATAAGAGCACATATCAGATCGCTTCTTGGTGCTAGCGATGAGATATGCCTTTCTCTTTTTGTAATAGTCCAGTCGAAGATCGATAAAGTCTAAAAGGATTGTCTCAGCGTTGTTATACTTGCAAATACCCTTAGTGGGGTGGAATAGGTGCATGTTTGTGTCACGAACCGTCTTTTGAAGTTTGAGATCCTTCACAATATCCTTACCATCATACCCCTGTATGACGAAATCAACGTTTTCGGTTGTGCTGTTGTTCGTAAAACTTCCGATAACCTTCTTCTCAACAAGACTGTCTAGGTGCTCCTTGTAGTCTTGGGTCCACCTCCCGGGTGGAAGCTCATTGACCTTGACAGTGGTTCCGATGACCTGCCAAATACCCTCAGTTATCCACCCACCCGTTTCATCCTCAAAAACACGACCCCTGAATCCCCTGAACCAAGGCTTCATTTTCTTGATTTCTTTACCATTCATGAAATTCAGAATGTTTTTCTTGATGTCTTCGGGATTGAAGGAAGGGACGTAGCAACTGAAGCCAGTTCCAATACCTTCAGTTCCATTGACCAGCACTGTGGGGATAATTGGCATGTAGAATTCAGGTTCAATGGATCGCCCATCATCGTCGAGATATGTGAGAACAGCGTCATCCTTGGGATCGAAGATCTTTCGCGTGTCATCTGAAAGTCTCGTGAAGATGTAGCGAGTCTGGGAAGCGTCTTTACCACCCATCAGACGTGTCCCAAATTGCCCACAGGGTTCGAGAAGATTGATGTTATTGGATCCGGTGTAGTCATTGGCCAATTTGACAATGGTTTCAGCAAGGGAAACTTCACCGTGATGATACGCACTCTTCTCAGCCACATACGCCGCTAGCTGTGCGACTTTCATTTCATCTCTCAAATTCTTGTGGAAACATGAATACATCACCTTGCGTTGAGAAGGTTTGAGACCATCCGCTACATGTGCGATAGAACGCTTGAGATCGGCGAGACTGAAATTCACCAAATCCTTGTGAACAAAGTCAGTGATGGCCAATTGTGTCACGTTGCCATAGGGCACCTCAAGCTCACCAGTTTCTTTCGCGGTGCTCTCTAGGAGCCACGTCTTTCTCGCATCCGCCTTCTTCTTGTCAAACGCGAGGATGATGGACTCATCCGTCATCGCATCCATGTCGAATTTCACGGTGAGATCTTGAATCTTTTTGAAATATTCACGTGCCTCAGCACTGGTGCTGGTTCCCAAACCCTTGTAGTATTTAATTTTCCACCCAGACTTACCATTACCATACCAAGATCTGAACGCTGAGTCAGTGTAAAAAGACTTCGTCTCAGAACCCTTGGTAGCCTTGATGATCGGAGTTACCATACTCACGACAAAGTTGAACTTGAGGAGGGAGGGCCAAAAGTAATGGAACATGTTGAGAATGAGACCCTTGATATGGGAACCGTCATTGTCCGCGTCAGTCATGATCATGAGGCGACCGTAGCGAAGCTCTGAAACATTCGTATATTCCCTACCCTGTTGGAGACCCAAAATCTTCTTGAGATCATTGAACTCCTGGTTAGAGGTGAGCTGTGCCACAGAGGAGTCCCGGACATTTTTACACTTACCGCGAAGTGGGAACACACCATAATGATCCCTCCCAACCACTGAAAGACCCGCCACAGCCAAAGTCTTCGCTGAGTCACCCTCTGTGACGATCAGGGTGCACTTACCAGATTGAGCTGTGCCAGCCTTGTTCGCGTCATCCAACTTTGGGATCCCAGTAATCTTGGACTTACGAGCACCGTCAGTCTTCTTGAGTTCCTTCATCTCCTTGAACTTTGAGAGTGCTGTGAGTTCATCGGCAATCCCCGTCTTGAGTGCGTTCTTGACGAATGTCTTGGGGAGCTCAAACTTTGAACCAAAGTCAGCAGCCTTTGAGGTGCATTCAGACTTTACCTGGCTCGAGAAGGTTGGGTTCTCGATGGTTGCCTTCACAAAGATTGTAAAGGCGTTCTTCACTTGTTGCGGCTTGAGCTTAATCTTCTTCGCCATGTCCTCGATGATCCCATTCGCGATAAGGTTCGCCACGTGATCCACATGGGTGCCACCTTTCATGGTGCAAATACCGTTGACGAAAGAGACTTGCTCGAGTCCATTTTCAGATGGACCAATGCACACGGACCAGCGGTCTCCAGACACAGAGGCGACATCTTGGACGCCTTCATGCATCTTGGCATAGGCTTCAAAGTTCTGTTTGGGGAGAACGTCCCCGTTGAACTTCACCTTACAGTTTTGGGTTGTGCAGATGTTGGCATCCCAAACTCTCTTTTGGAAAATGTTGTAGATGGTGTCGTCCATCTTGGTCATCCCAAACCTCTTCCACTCGGGTGTGAATGTGATAGAGACGGATGATGTGGCACCGGAATGCTTTTTTAGTTTCGGGGGTTCACAGACGGTCATGTTCCTCGACCACTTTTGGGTATACGTCTGCTTTGTCTCATGATCCTTGATGATCACTGAGAAGTCACTAGAATAAATGTTGGTCAACTTGGCACCATAGCCATTGCGACCACCCACGATGCGCTTTTGTGTGTCATCATAGTTCGTGCTCGTGAGAAGGTGACCAAAGACAAGTTCTGGGTTCCAGAGACCCTCCTTTTCATGCATACGAACACCAATCCCACCGAGGGGTCCGTTGTTCTCAATAGTCACTGAGCCCACACTCTTGTCGATGGTGACAGAGATGGAACTAACTTGTTTGGGGTGGAGAGAGTTGCGGTCGATGGCGTTGACCAGGATTTCATCAAAAATTTTCAAGAGAGCTGGGGAATATTTCAGGTTCTTCTTCGTGAAGGTGGACCCATTGAGAATCCAGTAGGGTTCAGAACCCTGCTCGACTGGACCGACATATGAGTCAGGTCTCTTGAGGACGTGTTCAACGTGAGTGAGCTTTTGGACACTTTCCATATTTTCTTGGATTTATTACAAATCAAATCTCTAACTTAGGTAGTTTTTTGTCACGACTTCCACTTGTCATAGTAGTCAATAGTCGCAAAGGCATATACTGCACGAGTTATAGACTGGTCCCACGGGTTACCCATTTCGTCCATGTATGCATCAGGTTCAGTGTCAAGATAAGGGTTTAGTTCTGCACAGCGCAAATTGAGCTCTTTATGGATTAGATCGATGAGGTTGTCGAACTGATCTTGTGTGAGTGCTCGGACAGTTGTAGCGAATTTTCCGTCCATGTTCAAAGAATGACGTACTGTGTCGACACATTTGATGAAAATGCTCAACTCATGCACGTTAAAGGCGTGGAGGTTCATTGCTGCTTCGGACTGACCCATAAACCAGTTTTATAGGGGGTTCCTGAAAAAATGGTGGGATCAGAGAAATTGTCATATCGTCAGTTCATAACACGATGCACAAAGGACCCTGGCACGTGGGCCCAGATTTGGGTGTGTCTTGGGTGAATTTTGTATGGGTATTTAGTGTGTAACCTGTAATTTTTGTAAAAATTCGGTTGGGTGTCCGGATTATTTCAGGTGCGAGTGGGAATGACGAATTATGAAAGATCGTAGCACATTTTATATTACATTGATTTTCAAAATTCCTCATGAGTTAATCTTACTCTAAAATTTCACAATTTCCCCAAATCCTCCAAGACTTTTAACACATAATCACGCTCTACACGAGATGTTTCGTGTGAATTTAACATATAGGCAATTTTGTTAAATATTTCTCGAATTTCGTCACAAGACAGGGGTTTAATAGTCAGGAGTCGAGCTGTTTCATATAAGGATGTCATTTTTCATGAAAGTTTCAAAGTTTGGACTTTCACTTAAGTTTTTATTTTTTAATGAGAGAAGCTACAGAATACATAATTGGTGGAACAGAAATAGAACCCAAAGTAGTCATCGCAGCTACCTGAGCTTCTTCCGCTGTTTTGATTTCACCATGGATAACCTTGGAGATGGACCCCTCCATGATCTTATCGACTGTCGAATCGATTGGTTTAACTATCATGGGGATAGCTGAAATGCCGATCAGTGTAGGTAAAAAGTGCATCAATTGGTTGTCATCCATATTATTAGTGGAAATAATACCAGCAGCCATGTTTACAATGACCCTAATGATCGACCCCGGCCAAAAAACCGACGCGAGCATCTGCCATGTGAGAGTTTCAGTAGATATCCTCAGAGTATCCACAATTTTATCCTCTTCTTCGGCACTGTTATAGGCTTTCTCACCCTTGTCGATGGTGTCAAACATCACATATGATGCGGCAATACAGTAGGACGCGGGCAATCCCCACTCGGGGAGATAAGTTATGAAAGCTTCTCCGAGTTCATTCGCGTATCCCATGTAGCGCAAAGAAGTTTCACGGTAAGGGTCGACATTCTTGTAGGCGGTTGACTTAATCTTGAATCGTTTGTTATGTTTCAGTGTTGGTTTGCACATCACATTGGGTGTAACAATGGAGAACATTGTTCATTGTGAGTATTTCAGTTTAAAACTTTATATCTGATTAGGATATATGCTCTCATTGGCCAGTGTCCAACCAAAAGTTAACATCACACGGAAATTTGAAAAGCGGGTCAATAAGGCTGTGGTTGGGACAGCTGTCAAAGTCATTGATAAGTTGTATGAAAATAAAGATTATGCACGATTCTACGTTCTCGAAACAGTTGCGCGTGTGCCATATTTTTCCTTCGTATCTGTTCTGCATCTCTATGAAACTCTTGGGGTGTGGCGAAAAGTTGACTACTTGGAGACCCACTTCGCACAGACCATGAATGAGTTTCATCATTTGCTCATCATGGAAGATTTGGGTGGAGATGAACGTTTCATCGACCGTTTCTTCGCACAACACGTGGCGTTTGCATACTATTGGTTGACATGTCTGATTTATTTGGCTTCACCGCGGATGGCGTATAACTTGTCGGAGCAGATTGAGGAACACGCATATCATACATATGATGAGTTCTTGAAACGAAATCACACCAGTTTAGTTCTTGAAAAGCCACCAGCCGTGGCTGTCAATTACTATGACGATGTTCAGAATTTGTATGACGTATTCGTCAATGTGAGAAACGACGAAGGGGACCACGTGAAAAAAATGCAGGATTATCAATCGGAGCTAATGGAGGTGTAATCTTTTCTCCACTTACTGTAAGAATGTATTTCTACTTTATCGTGGCAATCTTCATACTCGTCGTCATGATGCAGAACAAGACGAGGGGTATGACACACTCTATAGATAAACTTGTAAGACAATCAGCTCGATACGCAACAGCTGCTCAACAAGACAAATCACCGATGATCGCCGTTCTACACGCGAATTATGCGGCTGCATATTTATACGCACTCAAAGATATAGCCACAAACTCACAGATCCACAATGCTACTGGCATCGATGTCAAGAAATTCACAGAGCACGTAGTCAACGTTCAGGATTATGTCACGAAGAAGACAAGTGAAAGTTGCCCGGAATTTGTTGGCCAAGTAGATGTGTATCTCGCAGAAATTGGAGGTGAAGCTTAAGCACCTAAGTTGACCAGGTTTTTGTAAAATTTCAAGATTTAAAAATGCAAGTCATCCGTGACGAAGTTTGGCAGAAATGCCTCGCCGATGCGACAAAGATGCATCGGCTCACCGAACCTGATGATAAATGCTACAATCTTGCAGATGCGACGTGGAAGTGTAAGATGTCCTACAAGATTCATGAGATGAAGAAGAATGAAAGACAAATCATCGTGATCGACAAACCCCCTGAACCAAAAAGTGCGCAACGCACCTCAAACAAATTATGCGCTGCGATGACTATGGCTGGAAAACCCTGTTCTTTTAGGGCTGTGTGTGGCGATTTCTGTAAGAAACACAGGATCGACAAGAATGAGATGGGAGTCAAAATTAAAATCCAGGCGTAGTATAGAACAATGTTAGATCAGGATAGACTTAGACCCGTTATAATTTCAATGGCTCTCTACATCACTATATGCACACTCGTCCCGATACTTTTCAAAAAACCAATCGGTGTAAAGGTCGTCGATGACCTCACACTTTCGGTCATTCGTCAAAAAGAAATGCTAATGAGTGGCACTATACTCGTCGGTCTCATCACCATGGGAACTAATTACGTTCACGATGAACTCATCTAAAACATTCTTCTTCCCCACTAATTTCCGTGTATGTGTGTGATCCATAACGCGCACCCGCTTTTCATACGCGTCTCTCATGAATCCCAAAAGCTGATCAAAATTTGGTTTTCCCCATTCCATACCCTTTTGGAAAAGGAAATCATCTTGCTCCAGTTTTTCGAGTTCACAGTCAATGAGATAGGGTGTCTTAATGTATTCGGGGGCACCCCCGTAATTTGTGATAATCACGGGTTTATCGCGGATAGCGGCTTCGACAGCGCCCATACCTACACCCTCCGAATGTGAAAAACTCACGTAACAATCCGAGTTGTTGTGTATATCTTCCAGATCAGCTTCAGAAACCAACCCATTGATCACTTCAACACGAGGAAGCTGTATATCGATGTCCTGATTACATGTAGCTTTTACAATCAGGCGAGTGTTTGGTTCATTGAGTCTGATGAACGCTCTCAATACTTCTCTAAAGTTTTTACGCTGATCCATAACATTTCCGATATGATAGAATACATAAGGTTTCTCGATAGGTGGAGGAATGTAGGCGTGAATCACGTAGAACTCATTCTTTGGAAATTGTTTGGACAAAACCCCCTTACAGAACTCACTTGGAACTGCGACCCTTTTGAATTCATTCATGATCAGACCATAATCAGCGTGAACAGTTTCTGTTTCGCACACCGTCATACAGGACAAGTTCTTTACACGGGACCGAATATAGTCAATGTGTCTCAGGTGTTCTTGAACCGGAAGAAGAAAGACGAGGGCATCATTCACCTCAGGGAGTTTGTCACCAATCAGATAGTATCCACAGTTTAGTAACTTAGTATACTTCTTGGCGTGTTGACCGATCCCACTCAACGTTGAAGGGCCAATTATGATCATTAGCTTAAAAACAAATCTTGTTTTTATATATAGTACCATGAGTTCTCTTCGCGAAGAAATTATCCAGGAAATGGAACACCCCCGTGTAGACAAGAAACGTCTTTTTGACCTTCTCTTGAAGATTGTAGACAATGGCGGTGCGGGTGGTGTTGGACCCCAGGGACCCCCAGGTCCCGCAGGTGAGCGTGGTCCCGCGGGTGAGCGTGGTCCCGCGGGTCCCGCTGGCAAGTCTGCCACCACCGCTACCACCACCACAAAGAAGACAACCACAAAGAAGAAGGCGGAGACATCTGCTTAAAGTATACATTACATTGATAGTTACATGTTGACTCTCTGTTACACACCTACCCGTATTTACAATTCGTCTAACAAAAAGCCGCGAAATCCGGAATCAAGACCGAAGAAATATCAGATTGTAGAAACAGCGCAACTCATTCAGATGCGCCACCAGATTGCTAGATATAAGCAGTCTGAAAAGAAGCTCAGATTGCTGGCTTCGTGGGGTGTGCGCTCTACAGAGTCGTCACTAAGCGATTTGCATGGAATCTTGGAAACATTGGACGAGCTCTATGGAGAGGACGCTTTTGAGGATGAACTGTAGAACTTACCAAATATTCGCTACTTACGACACTAATATAGATATGATGGTTCCATTTCTATATTAAGGTTTATCTGTCCCCATAAAGCTCCAAAATATCTTTGACAATTTGGGATCGTTCTATGTCCACGTGTTCAAAAACGACACTATCGATTCTTTTCAATTGTTTACCCTTCACCTTGTCATAAATATCTTTGAGTCCATTCTCATCATACTTTCTATCGTGTTGGTTCAGGTCTCCGGTGATGACCATTTTACTACCGTCACCGATACGGGTGAGTAGCATTTTCATTTGGTTAGGGGTTGAATTCTGCATCTCATCCGCTATGACGAAAGAATCTTTGAAGGTTCTTCCTCTCATGTAAGCCAGAGGGCAGATTTCGAGGATTTTCTCTTTGATCATGTACTGGATGTCGGTTTGGTTGTAGTATTCACCAAAGATGTCCATGATAGGTCTCACCCATGGGTCCATTTTTTCCTCCAACGTTCCGGGTAGATACCCGATGTCCTCCTCTACCGATACAACTGGTCGTGTCAATATAATTTTTTTATAGGATTTGTCGTTATAGCCAGTTATAGCAGCCATGCACGCTAACATGGTTTTACCCGTTCCAGCTGGGCCAATGGCGAAAACCATCTGCTTATTTGGGCTATACAACATCCGATTGTAGTCACGTTGTCTATCACTTTTAGGAATCACGTTTGGGCATACGTCTTTTTCTTCAAACTGTAACTCTTCTTCGTAATAGTCCGTTTCGTAAGATGATGAGAGGGAATATTTCATTCGACGACCCTTTTTACCCCCCATACTTTTTACGCAGAAGTTTTATTAACCCACCAAATAAACCCACTTAATAATGTGACCAAAAGAACCACAAGAAGACCGAACGAATATTTTTTAGGGTTTTCCTCTGGAGGTTTGTCGGGGAGTTTTCGAACGTTTTCATTGAGTGTGTCAATTTTTTTCAGTAGCTTTTCCAAAGCTCTCAAAATTTGAAGTTCACGATCTTTTGGTTTCTCCTTCACATTCACTGTGGTGATTTCAAGAACCATATACCACTTCGCATCACTTTGCAGAAGTGCATAATCACCATCATCTTGGGATTCATAAATCTTAAAGTTCAGCTTTTTGATTGAAATGGGATTGAAGTAGTTGGTCTTCCTATGAAAACTTTTCCATTGTTTGTCACGTAATACTAAACCACTGCTTCCAGTGAAATGCCTTTCCAGGGGAACCCGTGCCAAAACCTGTCCGTGACGTTCATCTAAGAGTTGTGCCACTTTAGGAATCTCTGGGCACACGATATCCACATATTTAGCCACGTTCGTGTTCAAGTTTGAATCGTTTTCTCCAACTTGTGTGATGTAGAAATCAACCATCTTGATACCTAGAACACGGCTCATATCTTCCACATGGGTATTCGACTCGAGAGTCAAATCCAATGCGAATGTATTGTTTGTCCCGTTCACTAAACCAGATTCAAGAATCACGTACTGAGTCCTCTTTGGGATATCGTCCAAGGACATTCTATTGTAATCCAACAAAAAAAAGTCTATAGTACTAACATGGAACAGATCCGACGATACAAGAAAGAGATTGGAATCGCTGTCATCGTGATAATAATCCTTTCTATCATATCTTCATTTTTCAGTGGAAGTAAGAAGGACACCGAGAGTGCTGAACCTCAAGCAGCGTCGACAAGTGACGAACCCCAAGTGGCGTCGATGAGTGGGAATCGGGTGGCGTCGATGAGCAGAGAAGATATGGAGAATACAGTGATCGAGGCGAAATTCGGGGGAAGTGCTACTATGGACCCTTCTACACTGGCACAAGTGCAACAAATGGCTTCGAAACTATCTTTCAATAATTTAGACATTAACGAAGATAACAGAATTTCAACTGATGAAATTCCAGACGGTGATCTCAAAGATAATCTGTTTGGTTATGATCTAGATGAAGATGGAGTTATTGTTCTGGACGAGTATCAGGAGTTTTTTAAAAACAGACAATCCAAAAGCAATTTAGGGACGGTCACAAGAAGTGATAACCTGTCCGCATCTTCAGAATAAATAAAATAAAGTGCAAATGTAAAGATGATCGCTATGCAAGTAATGAGACCTCGTGTCATTAAGGTTTACGCTAAAAAGAGTGAATACACCTCCCCTAGTGAAGCCCCAGGGGAAGGGAGAAGGCGTGTCCCCAACAGAAATGAAGATTCCAGTCAGGGTATAGAACCCCCTAAGAAGGAAATCAATCCTATCAAAAGATTCATGATGGACTTTTTCAAAATCGAGGAGATCGATTATGAAAAGTTCCGTAAAGAGGACAAATGGGCTATTCACCCGACTAAGAAGAAATAATTTTTAAATTGAAATCTTTGTCAAATCCATCAAAACGGATCTTACCCTCATTCACAAGACGCTTAATCGTGTGACCAACTTCGATGTTGTCGTTATACGCCTCAGTGTGTTTTGTTTCAGGTCTCAAATCCGGCATGAGCATGTTGAAGGCCATCATCTTCTTCGCCACTGACAACTCCTTATCTTGAAGGACGCGGAGGATGTCTTTAGGAATCTTTGAGAAATCCATTACTCTTTACTTGGATTTTTTCTTTAACTGAGAGGTAAAAAATCTAATGTAACTGTAGATGCTATACAGATTTATTAGCCTATATGCATTAGCATTCTACTTATTACCTAAACAAGACAAATTGTTTTTTTTATACACAGTCAAAAACTATGAATATCTGCTATGGCTCTCCAAACTAAATTTTCAGCTATTCGTCCCGGGTATTCACGCAAAATATCAATTTGGGGCATTAGGATTTTTACTATTTTATCCATTCATCGTGTTGTTTGATCGTAACTGGAAAGAAAAATATGGATTGACTGGTGAGTTGTATGAGTTTCCATTTATATTAGAACGTGACCGTGTCAATAATTATAAGATTTGTAAAAATGTTCAGAGTAAATACTATTGGTACAAAACATTTACAAACTATGATATACCGACACCAAAAGTTTATTATTATGACGATAAACTAATCAACGAGATCGACACAGAAAAACCGATATACATAAAAAAACCGGAATACGGGGGTGAGGGTGCCGGTATAGAGAAGGTTTCGTTGGAAGAATATAAAAATACCGACTATGACTACAGTGTCCTTCTTCAAGAATATCTAAAAGACTGTCATTCGAAGTCGGCTCGTGGTGTCCGTGTGTTTACTTATTGTGAAAATAAAAAGGCTAGGAATTACTACATCTGGTTTGACACTCAGACTACCGAGGATTTTAGAACGCAAGCTCATCATAAAACTACACGAGTTTTTTGTGACTTGGATCGTTGTGATGAACTGACTAGTAAAGAAAATGAATTCATTAGTGAATTAAGCCCTAAACTTCGCGAGCTTCATGAAAAAGAGTTTCACATCATTCCTATCATGTCATGGGACATGATATTAACATGTGATGGTGCATACGTATTCGAGGGGAACATGTGTCCCACTAAAACACTGAGTAAGGATGAAGAACTGTTACGTAAATTTAAAAATGATTTGTCGAAACAAATCATAGTGGATGGGTGCGTTGGAGACGGAACAAGTGTGTCAAAGCCTACCTCGACGACTTTGTCATTAACATAAAAGATCCGGAATTAGTAGTCGGTGTTAGGTATACTGATGAAGAATTTATGAACTTGTTGAAAATTAGCACCTAAGTGAATCCACATTATGTATGGTTTCATCTAAAAATCAAAATGCCTCTTCCCGTTATTCACACCTACGAAGCCGGTCCTGCGTTCAAACTTGGTGAGACTTTCACCATGAGGAACGTGATGAACATAATCGAAAAGATGAATACCACCATGCCCCACCACGAGTTTGAACCCGAACCCATCAGTGAAGGTGGTATTCGTATCAAGTCTGACGGAAAGCCTTACAAGACTGTTCGTCTTCATGTTAAAAACTGGCCATGGCTTAAACCAGGTGCTGAAATTGAGCTTGACAGGAAACTGACTTGTGAGAAAAACATCATGTACACGTTTCTCAAGTCGTTCGATGGTGCATCTCCGTGGACCAGGGATGAAATCAGGTGTGTTGTTCTCATCTTCGAGGAAGAGGGGCTAAAGAAAGTTAGACGTCGAGCTTAGTCACACCAACCCCATACCCCAACTCCTCGACAACTGGGTCATTCTTGTAGTCTGTTTTGTAATACACCTTTTTGATTCCACTACTCGCCAGTGCCTTATAGCAATTGAGACATGGATAATGTGTCACGTAGGCCACACAATCATCGATGGGGGCACCCCTCTTCGCCGCGTCCGTGATTGCGTTAATCTCCGCGTGTATCGTCGCTTGTTCGTGACCATCCCTCACTATGGAATAGTGTTCCGTGCCAGACAAGAAACCGTTGTAGCCCATACTGATGAGGCGGTTGTTCTTGACGAGGACACAACCAACCTTCAGTCTTTCACATGGGGATCTCACAGATGCCAATTCAGCCGTCTGCATGAAGTATTCGTCCCAAGAGATTCTGGGTTTGGGTTCTTGGGGTCGTCGAATATTACGAATGGGACGACGAGACATTAGTACTTTAAGGGTGCTAGTCTTTAAAAGTACTTAAAAGTATGAGTCGTTTTCTATATAACTCGAAATGACTAAGTGTGAACATGGTCGTTATCAACCCGATTGTATCCGATGTGGTGGTAAGAATATATGTGAACATGAACGTCGACGAAGAGAATGCCTCCAGTGTAAGAGTGACAGTGTGAAGGCGTTCTGTGAACACGGGAGACTTCGTCGTATGTGTTTACCATGTAACGGCTCAAGACCATACGCTTGCCCACATGGACGTATGCGTTCATACTGTATGGATTGTCCGATTTCAGATTTTGGCTACGCGAAACTCTGTAAAATTTGTAAAATTACGCGAGTCGATTCCCATAAGGGAATTTACACTTGTAGGGGGTGTAGAGTGCTCGACATGGAACGTATTGAACACCGGTTTGGAGACATGATCATTGCACACGTGGGACATCCACCCAACTCTAAAGATAAGAGCATCGTGAAGACAGACATTTGTGGGAATTTGGACCGACGGCGACCAGATCTCCTCTGGGTTGTCCCGGGAAAACTCGGGGTGGTCGTAGAGATTGATGAAGATTCACATGTGGGTAGAGAGACCTCATGTGAAGTTCGAAAAATCAGTGAACAGAATCTGACCATCGGGGGAATGGAAGAGGTCCAATATTGCCCAGTCGTCACGATCCGAGTCAACCCCGATAAGTGTGACGTCTCCGACGCCTCCCTCGAGGATCGCGCCATGTGTGTGGGTGAACTCGTGAAGAAGTTGATTTACAATGACTATGACGTGGAGACCAAGATTATCTTTTGCTACTACCACACAAAGAGTCAGAAGCATATTAATGAACACAAGAGACACTGGAACTGTGAGGTATTCCCGGTAGATAGACTCACCGAACTCGCCGAGATGGCAGAGGTGGTCGAGGTGGTGGAGAACCTAAGTAGAATCAAAACATTGTAAAAGAAAATGGAGATTACACACAAACATACTAAAATATACGATTGGGTCGGTGATGAAGAACTACGAACTTCTATCACAAACAGTATCGGTGAGATAGAGAAATCCGAAACCTTGCTGCACAAGAATAATTACGAATCAGTGCTTTCAGACATCCTTGGATGGAAAGACGCGAGGGACAGGCACAAGGATGCCGAACTTCCTGATGGAACTGGGGTCGAGTTTAAGAAAAATAGTAGCACTAGTTTCATTCTTGATGCCGTTAGGTATGCCGAGATGTATTACGGTGCATGCGACAATGGAATTCATATTCTTATCAACTTTAAGAGTGGGAAGAATCATCAAATAACCCGAATCATGATCGTTCCCAACTGGATGGTCGTGCAAGAAATGATTTCCAACCAAGACATGGCGGATGCAACATTGATGATGTTCAAAAAAAGAAAAGAGATGGGTCATGGACTGAACTGTCAGGCACTTTTAAATGTCACTAGAATGATTACTAAATTTAATAACATGTAAATCATCTTAATACACCCAAGCCAGTGAAGATGTGTATGTGTAGAATGTTTTAGGGTCTTTTCATAAAAGGACGAGGTCTGTGCGACGAATAGAACCTAAGTAGAACCAAAACTTTGTAATTTTCATCTAAAAATGACGACTCTCACCGATTACGAACACAAGCTCGATACTCTCATCAAGACGTACCCGGATGGGGTGCCTCGTGATGAAATGAATGATTTTTTTGAATACACGATTGAAAACAAGGATGTCCTTCTTTACGGGGTGAGTGATGAACTACTCTATGCCGTATGTGATAAAGCCTATGATGACAAACGTTTTCATACATACGGTGAAACCATTAATGGTCTTATCGAAGAGTTTAGGGAAGCGAAACCGAGTCCGGCTGCCACCGCGAACAAACAGTTCGAAATGAATAATTCGGTGAGGGAGAATGCTGTATCTTGGGCTGAAAAGGCCGCAGCTCACGGTCAGAGGAAGTATCTAGTATCTAACACACGAATCATGGATATGATGAAAGAAATGATGGAACATTCGGACAAGATGGCGGGTGAATCAGAGAAAAATCAACCCATTGTGGGTAAAATCTTCGCACTCAAGTTTGCACCCGAGCCAGTGAAGACACCTAGTATCTATGAGCGTGTCTGTAGGATGTTTAATTGATATAAAGGCGTGTGTGATATTAACTTTAATGACTAAGTTTTTCCTTGGAGCTTTACATAACGGTGAGTATGTTTCACCTTATAATGCCGAAAAAGGTCGGCGTTATACATGTCTTTGTGGATGCGGAGGACCTCTTATATTTAGAAAGGGTGAAATCAATGTTCCACACTTTGCTTATCCACCCGGTGAACGACATTGCGACTTCTCCTACGACCATCCAGGTGAAGGTGAGGTTCATAAAATGGTCAAACACATCATCGCTGATTTATTAAGGAAGAAAAAAATCAAGAAGGTTGTGCGGTCATGCCCGAAAGGGTGTACGTATGATGTAGAAATTGATTATGAAGAGGGTGATGAAGTCATTCATGAGTACCGAGTAAGCGAAAAATGTATCGTTGATGTGGCTCTTATAAACAATGGAAAAATCAAGTATATTTTTGAAATTTGTGACACACATAAAACCACTCGCGAAACACCCGAACCGTGGTTCGAAATCGACGCTAATAAGTTCTTGAAGGATACAGAAAACGGTACAAAACTAACAAGAGAACAGAAACATCATATGGATATAGACGTCATGAAACACGAAGACATCCTTCAGGAATTGTGTGAAGGAGAAGCAAGTTTAAAAGGAACTCGTAAAGAGCAACGTGCGAGATTACAAGTTGTTCGAGACTTTGATACATCCGAACCCGAAGAATGTGTTTACTGTTCGAGGACGCAAAAGTGCTGTCATTCCTGTAAAATACGCATGACGAAATTTATAGCAATGAGGAACAATTCACCTAAACCATTCATATGTGAGCGTATGTCTGGATTACGAGACCGAATTATAAGCTCTAAGGAATATGAGGAGTGTTACCCCAAAATAGGAGCTATTGATTCTATTCTTGATCATAAGGGGACTCTCTCAGTCCGTGTTGATGGTTATAAATTTAAAAAGTCTCCAGATTTCATACAAAGAAGGTTCATAAATATGATAAAAAGAGAATGGTGTGAAGCAGAAGGTGAACATTTTTTTGATATTGACCAACGTAACCCATACCGAACTCTGTATGAACACATGTGATAGACTACCGTAAATCCTTATCCACCGTGTAGTAGGTCTTCCCCTACTTCTTAGATTTTAAATATTTAGAGTAGGCATTCACGAGATTACTTCTTCCACCAGCGGCTTTACGGAGTCCTGCGATGGTTGCGATTTTTTTCTTCTCGTTGATCCTTTTTGTCATTTGATTTACCTTCTTGTTAATTGTCATCTTATTCCGGGATGCATTAGTAGAAAATGGTAGGGCGGCGTTAGTCATTTTCTTTCTCATTTTAAGTAAATCATTTTTAGGTAACTTCTCGAGAAACCTCCTCAACTTTGGATCCGACATTTGCTTTACTTCTTTTTTTGTCACCTTAACGCTAGACAGCCCGGCAATGTTAGCTATGGATTCATTTTGAATATTATTAAAATTCATTGCATTCATCTCACCTCGAGACCAAACCTTATTCGCGTATTTATTGTCTAGGAGACCACGCCTCATTATATTTTTCACTAATTCCTCTTTGGTGTTGTTCATTTGTAATATATACACATATTATTTTCTAAGATTGGCATCAGCTGTATAGTACGTCTTCCCCTTAGTGGCGAAACTGTGCACTCTCGCGTACCCCCACGCTTGTGGAGAGGCTCCCGGACGATGCCCGGTTCTCCACGCAGCGAGTCCCCTATTGTAGATGGTCTTCACAGTCTTCAGAGGAATCTTAGTAGCCTTAGCAATTTCAGGGAGGGATTTGGCTCCCGGATACATCTTCCTAAATCTCTGGGTGTAGGAGGAAGTCTTTGTCTTTTGTCCCTTGTCCGTCTTGAATCCTTTATAGTCTCGCTTGAGCATTTTCTTATAGCGTGCCTCAACTTCCCCGAGAGTTGTAAGCCCCCTGAAATATTTGAGTGGTGCGTAGATCTTACCTTCAGATTTACGCAGTTGCCCGACCTTCTTGGTGATGGCTGCATCACTGAGAGGCATCTTACTTTGGCTTGAGATATTTTATAGCCGTCCCTATGCTGGAGTAGATGCATTTCCCAAACCTGACACGGCCAGTCCTAGGGTTATAGTACCCAACGTGACCATTGAAGACTGCCTTGTGAAGTTCCACCATATAAAAAATACAAGATTATAATAATCAGTGAGGATGGGTTTGTCGATTATTATGGGAAATATGTTTTCAGGTAAAACATCCGAACTCATTCGGAGACTTAAGCGCTTGAAAGTTATTGGAAAGAACATTCTTGTCATCAACTCAGCAAAGGATACAAGATCTCCCGACCAAGTCTTGAAAACACATGACAACGTAAAGTTTAATTGTCTCAAAGTTTTCGATCTTTTCAACATCATGAACACCAGGGAATTTGACGAAGCTGATATAGTAGCCATCGATGAAGCTCAGTTTTTTACACAATTGAAAAAGTTTGTGGAGTGCTGTCTGTCAGTCAACAAATCTGTAATATTGGCTGGTCTAGACGCTGATTCATTTCAGAGAAAATTTGGAGAACTCGTGGATTGCATACCCATGGCGTGTGACGTGACTAAACTTTCAGCTCTGTGTATGCGCTGTAAGGACGGGACTCCAGGTCCATTCACAAAGCGCATAGTGGAAGACAAGACTCTCGAACTCATAGGTGGGAGTGACATGTATATAGCTGTGTGTCGCAAACATCTCACCTGTTGATGTCCAAAATCAGGACAACCCGCTTCCCCTCGCCAGTCTTTACGAGTTCGTGATATCTCGAGTGGTCGAAAATGAATTCCTCACCCTCTTCATGTTGGTGTGAACCACCCTCGGTGTAGAGGGTGCACTTACCACCATCTTGTATGGTGATATGATATCTGAGTAGGCGATTAGATTCAGCTCGATGTGCATACAATCTCATTGGTCCTTCACTCACTGCAAATGCGGCGACTTGGGTATCTATAGATGGAATCTGATTTACAAGGCTGTTCAACATGGGGAAGTCTTTAATTTTGTAAAAGTAGTAATCGTCATTCTTCTCAAACCAGGGACTAACGTTGTGGTAGTAGCTCTTCTTCAATGTGGGGTGGACAGCTTCAAACTCTTCTTTGATCTTGTCAAAATGAAACTTTATCAACATGAGACCGGGATAGTTCTTAACTGAGCACTCAGAGTTGAAGTGGATAAAATCCCTGAGTGTATTTCTGATTCCACATAGAGGTCTCATGGGATTTTGAAAGTATAGGGTGTCTATAGGAAGTTTAAAAAAGTCATACACAACCATCAAAGTTGGCACCAACAGGATACTCCACATTATTTTCTCAGTAGATAATAAAATGCCCGGTTATACCGAACCCCTAGAGCCCGAGCCCACCAAGGAGGTCAAGGATGTGAAGGTTCGTTTCCAGACTCCCTCTATCCCCAAGCTGACTATCGTTCAGATGGTCATCGTCGCCATTATTGTTGGCTACGCGTGGACCGCCCGCAAGATGAAGGGTGTCGTGGTTTCCAGCCTCGCTATTGCTATTGCCCTCCTCCATATGTATGATCACCTCTACCGTGTCAAGCGTGGTGGTGAACGTCTCTTCTTTCTCCCCGGCACTGAGATGATGGGTCACAAGAAGGAGCATTACGGATGCAAATCTTGCAAGATGTAAATTTTTTTAAAAGCGTATTATAAGTATGCGCGTCAAGATAACTCGTAGCCCTAATCCCATAAAGAAATTTAGGGCCACGTTAGAAGACGGCAGGACTGTTGACTTTGGTGCACGTGGGTATTCCGACTACACCAAACACAAGAATCCTTCACGTATGCGTTCCTACGTGCTTAGACACGGAGGACAAATTCCCAAGAGCACGATAGCAGAGAAAGATCCCAAAAAGATTCAAAACAGGATGTTGGGGGTCACTCTCAGTGACACGGAGAATTGGAAAATGAGTGGTATCAACAGTGCTGGTTTCTGGTCACGTTGGTATCTCTGGAGTTTTCCATCTTTCCGAGAAGTTGAAAAGTTTATGTCTAAGAAGTTTGGTCTAGTGTTTACTCACTAGCTTCGGGTTCATCAGGGGTGGCCACTTCTTTTAAGATTTGTTCGACGAGTTCAGCTGGCCCCAATTCAAGCATTTCTTTGAGATCTTCACAAGTATCTTTCACTTCTCGTCTAGCCTCACCATAATCATTAAGAGGTAAACAGTGTCCGTCATCATCTCGGCGTGAACATTGCTCAGCCTTGACTAGATCAACTTCCTTGTAAAGTTCTTTCATCTCATCTGTTGGCTCTATGTATTCTTTGCCTGTAGTCCCTCCAGTCTTTCTTACCCCCTAAAGTCCAAATACTATCACGCCCCTCCCTTGATAATACTTTTCACTTTCCTGGAGCTTATTGACAAATTCCTCTGATGTGACTTCATCGTATAGTTCGCAGAGCTCTGGTGACTTCTCCATGATTTTTGTAAATGTATCAATCATCTTGTTCTTCACAGTCAGATCCTCACTCGCCAGTTCAGTTTCGGGTAAATCTAAACTTATCAACCTTAGTTCATTGGTCAATTGAATGAATTTCTTCATTTTCTTCAATTCGAAGCTCTTGATGAAGTGAGGACCAGTCCTGGTATGATACCAGCAAGAAACGCCCCGCTCGCAGAAGATGAAGACATCATACAGCAGCAACACAACAGGAGAATTGTTGCCATTTCTAGTACTTCACATTTTATTTCGGAGACCCTTCTTCAATTGAACCCTTCTCAGTTCAGCTAGAAGCCTGGCTCTTGCGTTGTTCACGGGTGGTCTCGTAGGAGGTCTCATTCTTGGAGGAGGAGGAGGAGGGGGGGGAGGAGGAGGACGGGGTGTAGCCCCAGTGGGGGTCGAAATCAAAACTGTTTTGCAAATTTTAATAACCTTCTGGGCATTCTTTACACTGTTCTCGAAGTTCATGGTGATTTTCGAACGAAGTTCTCTCCTCGTGAGTTTGACACGCTTTCCATCTACGTTTTTCGTGACACGTAGACCCAACTTCTTGGCTTTGTTTTTCAAATCGCGGTACTGCATATAGTATCAATACAGAATAAAATCTTTGAACGTAACGATATCATTGTCGTTAATGAGATGAATATAATTCATTTCTTCACCATTTAAACATAGAACATCAACAACTGACTGGTCATAAACCTTTTTTAAAGTGATTCCTACACTATCCAGGTGTAATAATATTATAACCAAATCATCGAAATCGAGTGATGTTAGACCCATACGAAATTTTACTTTGTTTACCATAAATGATCCATCATCATTTTGAACGAGAAAGTGTTTCTTAATAAATGTTCAGTGTCGTCCCTGGGTGAGATCCCTATACGATTAGCTAATTCAGAAATATTCATTAAATCGTGTAAACCAGAAATTAACTTCTTGACAAACTCCTTTTTGATCTGGGAGAGGGACATCTTAAAATGTATAAAGATAAAAATGGTAAATATCATAATATGAACGATGTCATTGAATTGAGAGTATTAATACATAAGGTTCTTCTCCCAAGAATTAGAAACCTTGAAAATGAAGTGAGTGCACTTAGAAAACACACATGGCCGTACGTTCAGGGTAGAAAAGAGACGACTCAACTTGACGACATGGAAAGCAAAATCGACTTCATGAAAAACCTTGATGATGCAACAATCAGGGACCTAATAAACAGGAAGTCGAAGATGTGTAGAACGTCGGGGTCTCAGGGGAGGGAGTACGACATTATAAAATATCACGTATAAGTATATGGATATTATAAGCTTACCGATCACCGCATTGACGACCATGTGTGGTAGTGTGTCAGCCATGTTACCAGCCTCTAATCTTCTTCCCACATCTGACGGACCCCTAAATGACCAAGAACTTGGAGGTTACGCTGTAACCGTGTTGTGCCTGATCATATGCATGTATATGATCATCAAGATGCCCTTCAAAACCCCACCAATGATGGCTGCCTGCTGCTGCTTCCTTTCTTCGTGTAGCACGAGCACTTCGAGAATAGCCAAGGATGTTCAAAGGCGTGTCGGGGAAACCCCCGAAGGAGGAACCCCCGACAGTGGAAAGTCGGAAGAAGAGGCACAAGAGATTGCATCAACCATATTTGGAGGTAACAAGCAGGCTCTGTAAAGTTAAAAAAAATTGTCAGTCTTGTACATGTTCACCACAAATGGATCAGTTTTACCTGTTATTGAAACTGCTTCATTTCCATAGAGTTCCTGACACCCAGTGTCATCCATACAGTCCCTCGAATTGTGAGATAACGGTATAGAATAGAGATTATCACCACCAGTCGTTGTATAGTAATGGTATCTGTCCCGTCTACCACGGACTTCTTTTCCGTATAGTGGTAAAGTTTCACCAGATTCATTTGTTAGTAAACCCATCTGTTGCATGTATCCAGGTTTGTACTGCTTAATTGGTGGACCACGGAATTCTGGTTCCCTTGTTGGCATCCGAACGGGGGGACGTGGGAGCAAAGGAAGTGGTCTTTGCATGGGCATGTTAATCTTGACAACCTTAGGGTTGTGCCACATGTATGCAACAGCAATTGTCAAAGCAAATAGGATCAACCACATGACCTGTGTCTTTGTCTTGTTCTTCATTTACAATATCCAAATATTTAAATTAAAGGAGACTTTTGTTTCTTTAACAGATGATGGTCTTGGCAATCGACATTGGGTATCATAATATGGGTTTAGTTCTTGCTGAATCACTGACTGGTCCCTCGATCAAAGTCGAATACATCAAAAAGGTTAGTCTCGAAGACTATAAGTATTTAAAATCGAATGATATGGTTGACTTGGTTCCTTTATTCGTAGAAGATCATCAGGCAATTTTCGATTCAGCAGATAAAATACTGATTGAAAGACAACCACCGGGTGGATTTACGAATATAGAAATACTTTTAAATTACATGTTCCGAGAGAAGGTTAAACTCGTTCACCCTATCAGTGTTCACTCTCATTTCGGTATGAGACATCTAAATTATGAAGAGAGAAAGGAAAGATCAACTTCAATTGCAGAAAGATATACAAATTTCGAAATCCCATACGAAAGGAAGCACGACATTGCTGATGCGTTGTGTATGATCATTTATGATAACTTCAAGAGCACGACACACTTTTTCGACAGGTTCAAGTATATGCCTAAGATCTGATTCGTCGAATGCAAGCAATCATCACGATAAGTGCTAAAAGGTATGGTCCAAAGGTGTGTAGAATTACACTGATTGATCGAACCAGGATTTCAACAATTGTGAACGTATCGACCGAAACGTGTTCAACGGTCGTAGCACCCTTTTCAACTATTCCACCTATAGCTCCTGTAATTGAGAATGGGGCTCGTATACATTTTAAGACTGCATGTCGTATTGAACATTTTGTTCGTAATACGTTCATCACGAAATCATGCTCAGCTATTCGTATGGCCATTCTCTCTTTGTTCGTGTAGTAAATCAGTGATATCCCGTATCGATAATCGGTATACTGTTCGTAGATCGTTTCAGAATATACAAGACTTACCAATACGGTTGCGAGTCCAATAAACTGCACTCGTATCATTTACAATGTGGCACTCTCAAGCTTTATGTACGTTTAGAATGGGTACCATGAGTCTTGAAACTGTAATCTCCGTCGAATACGTTAAAATTCGTCATAATCAAACAAGCCCCGTATACCCTCTGTCGATTGCCACTATCCACGGCCCCAAATTCGGAAAGACAAAAAAGTTATGAAGGTTTTTTGTTTTCCATACGAATTGGTACTACGTTCCTAAATTTCGTATGTTTGTGTTATTATATTTTCTCATGAGACCCATTCCTTGATTTACGTTACTCGATTGGCTCCCGAAACTGACTGACGAATGAAATACTCAGTTTGATTTTACTGAATTTCTCTAAAAAGTGAATTATGGGTTATTGTCAGGAAGTTTGATTTTGCACCTTTTTTCAATCTTTTTTTTCACCATCTATAGTACAATGCCAACTTCTCAACAAGTTCGAAACGCCAAAAGTAAACTAAAGAAAACCCTAACCCGTAACAGGAGTAAACCCATGTTACCCAACAGACAGTTATTGAACCTCATCAAGGTGAACAAGCATATTCAAGCCATCAAAAGAAACCTTCTACGAGTGCAGGAGATGGTTAAAAACTCCAAGAAGTGAGTCCAGTTCTTGCGTGACTGAACATATCTTGTCGTCATACTCCTCTCTCATGACATCGTATTCCATTTGGATCCTTTGCAACAATTCTTCTCTGAATTCACAATCAGTATTATTCTGTATGCATTCAGACAAGTATTCGTATACCTGTGTCATGTTCATATACATGAAATATAAATCACTTCTCCGACGGTTCAATTGAGAAACTTCCTCGTCCATCTTAGATGATTTTTTTACCTTTCAGAATCTTACTTAGGTCCTCGACAAACAGGTTGAAGTGACCAAGTCTGTACTGCACTAGTGCCCAGAGTGTAAAAAACATAGTCTTCGTCATCTTATTGACGTCGTTCTCTTCCATTTTGTATATGGGTCCGACGACTCTTCCCATGAAGGTTTCGTCTTTGTGTTTACCCGTGATGGCCATTTCAGCCTGAGTAAGGGCACATGTGTCGTCGTTTACACTCCAGTGGTAAAAGATGAATGGGATCACCATGGAATAGAACTCGAGATTTCTCTTATCGTTTAAGAATGGTGTGACCAAGATCCAGACCAAGAAAATGAAATGAATTGCGAATATTATGTTCATCTATTATAAGATGAGCTCAGAAATTAATATGGACGAAATGTGGAATTCGTATCATGAGGATATACTTCGTCAGTGGGGTGAGCAGTCTGCCTGCTACAGGTATATGCATCACAGGGCATTCCTGATGTTCAAGAGGATGAGTCTACGTTTCAATTTACCCGTAATTGTTCTATCGACCATAACAGGAACTGCGAACTTTGCACAGAGCACCCTTCCCCCGGGTATAAGAAGCACAGCCCCAGCCATCATAGGTGGTATGAACCTCATAGCTGGGCTAATTGCAACAATTATGCAATTCCTTAAGATCAACGAACTTATGGAGAATCACAGAACTGCAGCTTTGGGTCATGGCAACTTGTCACGAACATCCGCTTACAGCTTGCACTTCCACGAGAGGAACGTAAGAAGGAAGGCTTACAATTCGTCGAAGAATGTAAGTCGACGTATGATAGTCTTCTTGAGCAGTCACCATCTATACCGAAACATATCCTAATTGCGTTTGAAAATGATTACCCCTATGAAGGTAAGTTTACCAAACCTGAAATACTAGTGGTTAGACCTATACCCTTCTTGAAACCACCTAAAACAATTGAACCCATCCGGGCAATCACTGTCAACACACCCTTTGAGAAGTTTGGTAAGATGTTAGCACCGTCTGATGATGAAGAAGAAGAGGAGGAGGAGAGGGAAGAGGTTGAAGAAGAGTTTGAAGAATCTAAATCTGACGATGAAGAACAGAAAGACGTTGAGCAAGGTAAATGAGAATAACAAACATGACGAGATTGGTAACAACTGTGCATGCCACGTATGGTAAAATTTTCCTTTTTAAAGGTTCTACGATACGTTTATGCAGTGCGTCATTTTCAAGCACTAAATCTATGGCTTGATTAGTAAGATCATCAATGGATTCTTTCATTAAAGTTGTCCCACAAAAAAAAACTGAGAAGGTTCATACGATACATTCGAAGAAAATCGAGTTGATACGTAAGTACATCAAAGGGGGTAAGAATGTATTCATATGTGGTGCGATCGGTGTGGGTAAATCGTTCATATTGAGAGAAGCTTTGGAGGGTCTGAACTCTGTGGAGCTTCTAGCTGAACACATGAAGTCAAAATCCCTATTCCTACCGTTCATACGACCATCAACGAAACACGTTTACATAGATGACTACGACCCTGTTTTCAAATCGATCGTCGAGAGTGTTTCAGATGGTGATAGAATTTCGCGTGGATCTTTGTTGATTACCACGACGAACATGTGTATGTATCCAAATTTTGAAACTGTCTTCATTCCAAAGCACAAACCTGAAGTTCTACTTACTTTGGTTGATGAGATAACCCCACAGATTGAAGCTTCTGCTGCCAACTGTAACGGTAACATTAGGAATTTCTTTTCATACGCGGAGGGTTATGATCTCATGGATAGTTTTAAGACACCAAAAGAGTTCATCACGGATGTGTTGTGTGACCCATCTCCCATAGAAATTCATGACAGTATTTCAGAACATGGTCACGTTTGGGACATTTTCCAAGAAAACTATCTAAATTCTGTGGGTGTCGACATTGAGAGGACAACCATCTCTTTTTCAGATGCAGATTTCTATGATACCCATATATATTCTCATGGAGCGTGGAACCTCATGCCTTACTTTGTCTTGAATGCGTTGACGATTCCAAAGCATTCGCTGGGTGAGCCACTGGAAAGAGATAAGATTCGCCCAGGAAGTTGTTGGACAAAGTTGGGAAACTACAAGATGAGAAAGCAAAAATTCGAAGAGATAAAGAAAAAGTCGAGATTAGGGCTCGGTGTAGAGGAGTTATGTCTTTTGAAGAATTATGCGGAAAAGGGGGACCTAAGTCAACTCATAGACTATAAGATAACACCGCAAGACTTCGACGTGATTAATCATCTCGCTGTTGGAAACAATTTAAAGTCAAGAGACGTGACTAAAGTAAAGAAGGCTCTGAAGAATGTCTACCAAAGAAGATGAAGCTGAAGAAGTCTCTGAGTGTGTCAAGGTTATTGGAAACGAAATTCTATTCTATGCCGACGTTGATCGTGAAAACGCTCTTGACTTCGTTGAAAAATTTAAGAAGTTGGAGATTGAACTTCTTAAAAGAAAGGCTGAACTCGTTGGCTACGAACCCTCCATAAGGGTGCACATCATGAGTGAGGGTGGATGTATCTTCGCGGGTATGACGATGATGAATGTATTGGAATCTTCCCGTGTCAGGGTTGTGACAATCGCCCAGGGATCTTGTTGCAGTGCCGCGACATTCATGTTGCTTGGAGGTTCTGAGAGACGTATGGGGAGGAACGCGTATGTTCTCATTCACCAGATTTCCACAGAAATGTGGGGTAACTTCCAAGAACTTAAACATGAGCTCAAATCGAGCACCAAGTTTATGAAGATGTTGAAGAAGATGTATCTGTCCAAGACACAAATTCCCGAACGTAAATTCAGAAAGCTGATGAGGAAGGATATCTACCTCTCCCCAGCGGATTGTCTGAAGTATAAGATTGTGGATACAGTAGAATAGTTTTAATATAATGTTTTAAATTTCTTTCTTTCCCGACTAATATTTGAAGATCGCTTATATAGACATAGGATACACACAATAATGAAAACCACACAAAAAGTGTTTAAATTCATTGGTAAAGTTTTACTTTCTGGTGGTCTAAGTCGCTCCATTCTACCGTAATTTACAACGGGTAAATTCGACATCTAATTAAAGTTGAGAAATTAATTACACCTATAATGGAACGCCTTATTAAACAAGATAAGTATGGTCACGATCGTTACGTTGACATCAGAGTTGAGGACTTGAAGGATGGAACCGCTGATATCGTGAAGATCTCTGGTATTGTGGGGAATGATAAGTTTTCGGAGTCACGAACCAATGTCAAGACTGGTTACGAAAAGGCTCTCATGAGAGCCCAAACCATGTGGAACAACGAGCACACCAAGTGTAACCAGGTGCTGCCTATGCTCGCCAACAAGTGGGAAGACCGTAAGAAGTATATCAATGAACCCTTCTACGTTCAACCCAAACTTGATGGTGTCCGCCTACTTGTCTCCAAGGATGGGGGTATTTCGAGGACTGGTAAGATTGTCCCTGGAACTGAAATTCTTGGTAAGGGACTCAAGGAGGGTCAATATGTCGATGGTGAAGCGTTTGACCCCAACCTCAACTTTGAGGAACTTACGAGCACTTTCAAAACTGACCCCCTGAAGCTGAAGTTCCACGTATTCGATTTCTTTGATTTGAAGAAGCTTGACATGACCTTTCAGGAACGCTGGGAAAAAGTCAAGTCTCTCAAGAACCCCCATTATGAATATGTTGAGACTACACTCGTTATGTTACGGGACCACCTTCCGATGGTGCATAAGAAGCACGTCGATGAGGGTCATGAGGGCACAATGATTCGAGACACGGAAAGTGTTTATGAGGTGGGTCAGCGAAGCAATTACCTTCTCAAGTTCAAAGATTTCCATACCGAGGAATATGAGATTGTTGGTGCCAATACAGGCCGTGGTCGTGACGCAGACGCAGTTGTTTGGGTGTGTAAGACCAAGGGTGGTCATCAGTTTACCACTCGCCCAGAGGGCACCATCGCTCAACGTGAGAAGGACTACAAGAATCGTGAGAAATTCATGGGGAAGATGCTCACGGTGCGCTTTCAAAACCTTACTGCCCTCGGTGTCCCACGTTTTCCCGTAGGTGTGGTAGTTAGAGATTATGAATAATATTTGTAATAAATAAATGAACAGGATCGCAATTGATGTCGATGAAGTCTTGGTAAATTTTCTATTCCCTATGGCGAATCACAACTATAAACTACATAAGCTTCGGAGTAAACCCAAATATAATTATGTATACCGAGAAATTTTTGAAATAGACGAGCCATCTTCAAAAAAGATGGTTCAGGAGTTTTACCAATCCAAAGCCTTCATGGATCTCACACCTATACCAGGATCACAAAAAGCCATGTATAAACTCCGCAGGGGTGCAAACAAAATGTACATTGTCACTGGGCGTCAAGACTCTGTGAGAGAAGAAACCGAGACTTGGATTGAGACGTATTTCCCAAATATTTTTGATGATGTCATTCTCACTAATAGTTACACCCCCCACGAAGTGAAAAAGTCTGATATCTGTCATGCCCTCAACATCGGTCTCATCATCGACGACAATAAGGGTATCTGTGACCAATGCATTGAAGCAGGAACGGATGCTCTAAACTTCATAGGTGACGAAATTTACCCGTGGTGTGAAGAGAGTAAAATCAGTATAAAAGGATGGGACAAACTAAAACTATAATGTCTCTTGGTCTCATCGGTCTCGGTTCCATCGGTGGCAATCTCGCCCTCAACATCCAGAAATCCAAAGAACTTCACATCTGCAATCGTTCACCCGAAAAAGTGAATACAATTGTCAAGAAGTCTTCTCATGTGAAGGGCTACGAAAATGTTGAAGAGATGATCTCTGATATGGAGACCCCCCGCACGATTATAACCGCTCTCCCACATGGAGAGACGACAGATGGTATGGTGAAAAGAATGAGTTCTGTGATGTCCAGAGGTGATACAATCATTGATTGTTCGAACGAGTTTTACAGAACCTCTAGAAATCGAGGTGCGTTTTGTCAATCAAAGGGAATCGGGTATCTTGGGACGGGACTCTCTGGTGGTGCACAAGGTGCCCGAACTGGTCCTGCACTCATGATTGGTGGATCTCAAAAGGTGTTTGATGAACATGAAGAACTCTTCAAATCATTCACCAAGAGTTACGCATACATGGGTGAAGATTATGGAGTTGGTCACTTTACCAAAATGGTGCATAATGGTGTAGAGTATGGTATGCTGCAAGCTATTGCAGATGTCTATGCATACTGCAATCAAGATGAATATTACATGGGACCCGTCCTGAAGCTAGTTGAACAGTCGGAAATCAACGGTTACCTCACGAATTCAGCTCGAGACGTTCTCCATGAATATACGATTCATAAGATCGCCGACATTGGTGCTATGAATAACACGGGTCTTTGGTGTTCTCAGATTGGAATGGAATATGGAATTCCAACGCCCACCATTAATTCTGCCGTTAACTCGAGATTCACGAGCCGTCATATTAAGGCGGTCAATACATCTGACCATCGGAACTGTGCTATTGATTTCAGGGTTGCTGTCGATGCACTGCGATTCGTGTTCGCTACTTCCCTGGTAGAAGGTTATGATCTCATGACCACCAGACATGTTGCGGATGAAAGCATCGAACAGGCCTGGTCATCTGGAACCATCATTGAATGTCCTATGATTGGAATGAATTATCGTGATATCATCGAAGAGACTGTTGATAACGCTCGGGTCATGGTCATGTATTGCACCGCTGCTGGTATTCCTTGTCCGGCAGTTCAGGCTGCCCTCACTCAATATGATTTTATTCATCAGAAATCTACATCTATGAAGTTTATCATGGCACAACGTAACTACTTTGGTCAACATGAAATTATTGAAGTATGACCCCAAAGGTAATCAACTTCTTCTTCCGCTAAGAAGAAGCTTTTGTCGTTTGATTTAATTTTTTTAAGAACGTTTTCGTATGCACAAGCTCCATAATCTAGATTCCACTTGTCAATATCATTTGTGAGGATATATTTATCCGCTGAAACCATCTTTGCGAGATCCGCCTCGAGTTCTATACCACGATATGACGTTAAAATTTTACATTCTGTCGGTGCATTTCCTTTGTATTTTATGTTTCTCGAGAGTTGAACTATTTCAGGTTCGATTTCACTCAATTCTTTCAGTATTTGTTCACGACTTTCACCAGTATATTTTGCAATAACTTTGGCAAACAAAAGGACACAATGACTTTGATACATGTCTCCCACGATACCAACTGTATCAAAGTAATTAATCCTCTCATTCATGTCACCACTTTCGTGAAGTTTGATTTTTATGGAATGTAGTTTTTGGGGGGTCTGGATGTAGTTCAGAACATCTTTTCCAAGATAGTGATCATTATATAGCACTTTGAGATCATTCTCGGTAATAAAAGACTTTATTCTATCAAAGTCGAACTTTGAGTGACCATGGGGCTTCTCGAGTATATACGTCGCATCTACAAGATCTAAATAGGGTTCAACATTTTCACAAAAGTTGTGAGTAGGTATAGACATGTAAGCAACAACATCTTTCGTATCCTTCAAGTGTTTCAAATCTGCCACGTGTTGTCTAGAAATTGGAGTATACGGACAGTCAAGTCTCCTGAGAGCTGGTATGATACGAGTCTGTGCAAGATGCCCCCTGGCACCGAATATTAAACAATGATCCATCTTCTAAAATTGTTCAACATAAAAATACTTAAACCTTGTGACTGAAATAAAAGTATGTCCCTAGGGATCGTCACACCAAACTCTTTACAGGGTGTTGGGACAAGGCTCGCTTGGAGACTTCGTGACAATCACCGCCTCCATATTTCACAAAACTACCCAGATGGGAAACGGATGGTTTCGAAAATGGAAAAGCCCCGTGTGATGATGACATTTTTGCCAACGTCTGTTGAATATTCAAAAAACGTATTCGAATCAATCGTGGAGAACATGGGTCCATTAGATGTTGTCATAGACTGTATCGTAGACACTGATGAAGAAACTGTAAATCGATCCACCTATTGTCGCGACAACAGCACACAATACATATGCATTCACATAGATCATGAAGGTGTATTTGTCCGTGGACCAAGGGTGGCGTATCTGGAAAATATCAATCTTCTACGAAAAATTAATCGGAGTATATACTACGTTGGTGCGATTGAAGAAGTTTAAGATGTTTGCACTATTATGTAAACCAGTTGCCATACCCCAACAATCGGGAAACCTCGCCCTCCGTGCTAAAGAATGTCGCATCGCATATGTAAAACCATCACAGGTCCAAGAAGGTAAACTAGAACTTGAGATACTTGAAGCACCACCGATTACAATAGAACCAGAGGAATAATTTCTTTATATATATAAATGGGAGCACTCCTGAATATTGTCTTGATTTGTTGTGTATCCTCCCTGTTGATACTTTCATTCACAGGAACTGCCGGTGCGGGGTTGTATTTTGCGGGATCGAAAGACAAGACCGAATCACTAGAACAGGAAATGGTAGATGCCTACATGAAGCAACTTGATGACGAATTAGAGGAAGAACTAGAAGTCTACGATGACCCACGGAGTTACAGTTTCAAAACACGAAAAGAATCCACAAAGGGTTTCGGGGCACTTCCATACTTCCCCACAGGTGCTTTCTACAGGCGGCGTCCAATTGAATCTGCTTTAACTTGGGAATTCAGGGGCACCGTTTTACCAAACTCTGGACCAAAAAGTTACACTATAAAGAATAATGGGGGTAACTATTACGCCGATGATAACATATCAGAGTCCCCGACAAACATGAAGTGGTTGGACCGAAGGGAAAAGGTATGGACAGATCGATTCGACACAGACTCTCTGAAAATTGATTGTGGGAATGATGCTTTGAATTCATTTCAGTTAAAAAGTGAGAAAAAGTCTATGACTCGTGACATCATAAAACCAAAGACTGATGAAGTGACTGGGACAACACTCAACTACAGACATCAGTTTAAGTCTTATCATGACAATTATAAACAACTGTACAAGTGTCTAACTGGTTCCGAAGGATGGGGTTGGGACTCAGACGAACGAGTAATAGCGAGTGGGGAAACTGATTACTCTGTATCAACTGAACAAACTCTCGAGAGAGAGGGGGTGAAACCTGACGGTAATCAAAATAGAATCATGAACTGTGATTATGAAGCTATAGGAGCCTCAGAGTTTGGCGAGGAAGGTGCTGCGAGAGAGTTCCCAATATCCATGATCGAACCCGTATGGGATAATGCAATCGTGGGTAAGGATTTCTATACCGTAACGGATACAACCGGTCCAATGACCACCGACTACTACCTTGATCCGAAATTGATGAACTTTAAGTATAAATGTTTGAAGAAACGGGTATTCGGTCCATGCAAGGACATGAAATACACAGAATGGGTGCCATTTTTGGCTTCACAAGGTGAGGGACCGAGGGAATTGCGTCATTTGATGAAACATGGAACCTTCGACCCGACAAGTAAGGAAAACATAGAAACAGTCCCCAGACTCAAAGAACTTCTAAACCCAACTGTGGATCCAGTGAAAGGGCTGGGAAGAGTTAAGTGTCACCCGACCGAAGTTTTGACACGTCTAGATTTCGAAGTCAGTGAAGGATTAGACGCCCCAAAAGATTACGTGAGGTGGGGATACAGGTGCTGCAAGATGTAAATTTAAAACACGGGGATCAATTTGTCAGATCCTTTCCTCTTCATGAATATTATTTCATCACATTCACCCCCTTTCATAGCCATCCGAGGCTCACCACACGTGTTACCTTTACCCTTGTGTCTATCACATGCAGCTTCAGTCCTGTCTGCGATATTCATATTTTGACTATACCCGACGAACGTCCGGTCAACTTTTCCATCTTCGTCAAGTGCTTCAACTGTAACTTTCCAAGAGTATGGACCAAAGTTCCACTCACTATTGACGTCAACTGGGGGGGGTGGGTGATCGAGGAGTGAAGAGCGAGGCCTGCCAGATTTACGACTCTTTGAGACAAGGGGGGCAAACAGAAACTTAACAACAGTTGACATTACTATTGTTAGGTTCAGTAGTTTTAAATGATTTTAATCATACCTATTGTAACTTTATGAGCACGGTTCTGCTACTATGCACCAACAAATTTTTTACATGGTGGAAAACACCATCTAAAAAACTCTCCCAACCGGGTTCGAACCGGTGACCTCGCGATTAACAGTCGCACGCTCTAACCAACTGAGCTATGGGAGAAGGGTCCCCTCTATCCGAATCGAACGAATGACAAATGGAACTACAGTCCACTGCTCTACCAACTGAGCTAAGAGGGGGGGGAGAGCTCCCACGTGGATTCGAACCACGGGTGGTGGATTCAAAGTCCACAGTGTTTGACCAACTACACTATAGGAGCAGGGACTTCTCTATCAACATGTGGAGCTTCCCCTTTAAGCTCGTTAATGTATTTCATACTTATCAGGGAAACGGAAAATAGACCAGCGGATGTGTTGGCTACGATCATTGGGATAACTGAAAAGTATATGGAGTACACTAGACCCATCACACTTGCCAGAATGTTTATGCATAAAAACGCATAGTTGATGGCGTGTGTATCTTTGGTTTTATGGACGTGCACAACTTGAGGAACAAACATAACCGTGATGAGAATCGAACTCACCAGTCCTATAGAATTGATTATATCGTTCATATGTTCATTTAAAATCTAATGTTTAAGTAGGTATGATATCATTCATTATTTTGATAATCGTCAGTTTATACATCTTGGTTGGGATGAACCCAAAATATCAGTATAAGTGTTTTCTCCTGACGATGAAAAAAGAAAAGCTGAGACAGGAACGATTCTTCAAAAACCACGATTCGAGTATACCAATTGAAGTCATATACGGCCCCGACACGAGAGATGTAGAGACCGCGAGGGAATACGAAGATAAGATCAACTCAAAGTATTTCAAAAAAGCTGTGGAGATGCATTACAACACAGAAGTTCAGAGACCTGACATTACGTATTTCAACATGGGTGCTATAGGTTGTTTTATGGGGCACATGGAGTTCTATGACAGGTGTTTTGATCAGGGTTTGAAGTATGCAGTCATCTTTGAAGATAACGTAATCGTGAAATCAAGTGAACTTTACAAACAAATTCAAGATGTCATTGACAAAAAGGGTGACGACTTCGAGATGTGCTTCTTTCACTGTCTGTCGAGACTTCCCTACCACAACGAAGAAACCGAAATCGAACAGGTGAAATGGATATCGAGCACCAAGTGTTATCTAGTTCACGTCCCCAACATGAAGAAATACGTCAAATATTTCTACCCCATGGATAACCACGTGGATATGAAACACGAGGACCTCATCGCTGAAGGTGCCAGGGTCTTCTACAAGGATATGAGAAACTACATGCGAATAGACAGGTCTCACAATAGTACAATAGGACATAGGGATCATGGACAAGAAAATTTCATTTCAAGACAATACAAAAACGCTACCGTGCAAGACGTTAAGTGGGGGTACTAAGCCATGACAAACTTCCTCGCAAAGTCAACATATTCGGGTTTCCATCCACAAGTTCTCTGGGTGTTAGGAAACTTATCGTTGATGGTCAAATTCCGACCATCTTTGAGCTTAATGTTGATGCTGCATGAGTAAAGATGGTTCATAGACAGTGCTTTAAACACATCACCCATAATACTATTTGCATTCTTGTCATACATGAAGAGTTTCATACAGACACCATCGTATTTTTCAACTTCTTCCGGTTCGGTTCCATCAACAACACCGACAAACTCAGTCTCATGCCAATGCTTATCCTTTGGTGTTTCAGATATCCCAAAGCCACCCTTGAGAAGATCGGGTGTGTAGACAGTCTGTAGAATGTTCTTGCGAAGATCTTTGAACGTCACAGGTTCATTAATAGCGACGTCGCAATCGTCAATATTGACCATATACAGATTTGTCACCTTGGCATCGGTGTAATCAATGGATCGAAGGTCCTCGGTTGTAGCGGTAATTTGAGCGATCATATTTGTCGTTTGAAAATAAGTTGTTTTATCTTAATGTAAACATCGACTTAGGTATGTGAAATACAACTTTTACAATGAGGACAATCATTCTAAAAGCTGTTCCTAACGGGGCTCGAACCCGTGACCTTGGCGTTATAAGCACCACGCTCTAACCAACTGAGCTATAAGAACGGTGCAAATCGGTTATGTTACTAACCCATTGTATAACGGTGGGACTCACCCACGTAAAACTTACAGGTGTAAACTTTAAGCCACATTAAAGATTTGGTGCGTGACATGGACATGGCTCGCACGACTACAACTGTAAGACCCCCGTGGGAACTGATTGAAAAGGCTTGTAAGCACGCGGTTCAGAACAACGAAAATCCGACACGTGAATATATCCATAACTTCCTGTCAAAAAACGACTATTATGATTGCATCCCGGCCATTAATAGAGGTCTGCACTTGGGTGTGCTAGATGGTATATACGAACAAATTGGAGACTCATTCTACGTGACTAAACCATCTTCCTTGGCATCGTCATCTGAGGAATCATAGGGACCCTCGGAACTTTAGGCTTCGTGGGCTTGTCAAAAAACAGGGACAGTATTTCAGCAATCAGAATAAACTGGTGAGACATCACAGCCATCTTCGCTAAATCGGTGCCAGGTCCATAATCACCATAGCCCACAGTGGACATGGTAGTAAAGCTAAAGTAAAAAGGATCTATCCAACTGGAGAACCCAAATGCGTTTTTGTCAGTTTTGTCAAGTATCATATAGATAACGCCGTATATGATAGTCGTGACTAAGAAGGCGACAATTTTCATAGACATTTGTAATATACTGAGAAAATTTATACCGACTCCACTCTCTGTAATTCATCGATTTCTGCATCTCTACTTCTCCGTCGATTTGACGTGACACTCTGGAATGCACCTAACCATCTAGACACGGCAAGTTTAGATCCTGATATAGAAGCCGCGTCATCACTGACGACGATACTCAAACCATTACAGACATCGGGTTTATTTTCCTTATCCGGAAACTGAACTAAGAAAGCCTGAATGGATATAGCTGGTATGTCCGGGGAGTCGTCGAGAAGTTTATCATAATCCTCACGTGACTTCATGATAAATTCTACAACATCACCACGATGTTTAACATCCAAAGACAGCTCCATATCGATACTCCTGTAAAATTTCGACCACTGGACACACATAGCCGAATGTGCCTCGGAAAGAGGAAGACTTTGACTAAACTTACTTATCGAACTGAGAATACCACCGAGCACATTTAGAAACGCGAAGAAATATTGGATTATCATTATGTTATCTCTGGTATTCGAAGAAGCGCCTTCGTTTCCACTGGGATTTAGAACCGCAAAGCCACCAACACCAGTGATGCTCGCAATGATAATACTTGGATATGCTAACCAATCATTCTGTTTCTTGTAAAATAGGCGCGCATGATTATGCAACCATCTATAGCCGGCAGCTTTCTCTGCCCATTTTATAAGCAACTTTTCTTGTTTTTCGCACCACTCACAGTGTTCGTCTTGTTTTTGAACACTCATGGGACCTATCTTACTGAGACAAATTTTTCGCACACTCCCGAGCTAGTTTATCGACAGCTTCGTTCTGGGGATTTCCATTATGGGCTTTCACCCATTTCCACTCGATCATTAAGAGTTCCTGTCTCAAATTATCCATCTTCACCCACAACTCCTTGTTTTTCACATCTGCACCATTGGCCGTCTTCCACCCATTTTTTTTCCAGTTGTGTATCCACCCCGTTATTCCATTTTTCACATAATTGCTATCAGTGATTATACGGACATGTTTCTTCTCCATCCACAAACACTGTTCAAGGGCTTTGATGATAGCGGTCATCTCCATTACATTATTGGTCGTGTTGGGTTGAGCCCCACACAGTTTGAAATCTTTGGATATGGCACCCCATCCACCACGCCCAGGGTTTCCTAAACAACTACCATCTGTGTATACTTCATACATGATTACTTATTGCCCCTATCCTTTATCTCGTATTCTAAAGCTTTTTTGGGAGTTTTGCATATAGTATCTCCACAGTGATCTCTATTTTGGTATACAGAGTTAATAGATGTTGAAATTTCATTACACGATTTTAGATTCCAACGACCCAGTATAGGTTTTTCAACTTTAGTAAGAATGTCAAAAATTTTACGCAACATATTTCTGTTTTGTCTTTTGTGTTTAAGTCATTTGTACCTTGCACCGAGCTGTACACCCCCCGGGAAAGCGTACAGAAAACGTGCTAAAAACCACATATTCGTGCACACGACGTCGAGTACGACACCATAGTCGTGCGCCACGACGTATATCTCAAAACCCACACTTTTAGAGGGGGGTGCACACTTTTCTCAAAACCAGGTCAACAACGGCGTACGCCAGGGGTGCATACTTTTTAAACAGCCAGCCTGTCAATATGTCTCCCATGACAAAAAGGTTCTTGGAACAATATCCAGGTATGGAATCTCGGGTGAAACTTCGCAACTACTCAGAACCTGATCCGAAAGAAATGTGGGACGTTGGTTTCGAATCGAATGAAGAGGAATGTCTCCGCCGATGGTCACTGCTCGTGAAACGCCTAATGAAAAAGACTCATCCAACCGTACAAGAAGTCGCGCAAGAGGCCGCGGAAGAAGTCGCACAATCCAAGAAGCGCACCATCTGGACCGCTGAGAGCAGCAAACCAAAAAGCAAGATGAACAAGAAGAAACTCCGTCTCGAAGGGTGGAGAGACTGTAAGAGGGACGATCATTTTTGAAGCCGTGCCGATCGGCGTAGGGGTGGCGGCCTAGTAAGTTCTTCGAATCTATGAACATACTTTGTAAATCTGTGATCATTTTTAGGCACTTTTGCCTTATCATAACAGGCCTGAATGAGCTTCTTATCACCTTTTCCCTGTGTGAGAAGATTGTAATATCTGAGGGTAACCTCAAACATAGACAGTGCCATAGTTCTATTAAGTTCCATATCAGGGTTGTCTTGTATGGCATTCAACATCATAGACAGGGTAGTAATCAATTGGGTACGTGAAAAGTTGGGCATATTGTGTTTGAAAGAGGGTCTATCTACATCAACTTAGGTCTGCTAATCATTTTTAAACAGCATTGGTATTGTGCATTTTAAAAATGAAGATTTATTTAATTTTATTTCAAAAAACTAAGACTAAATGCTTAGTTGGAGAAAGCGAGGCCGCCCATACCCGACTGGATGCGGAGGACGTTGTAGTTGGTCGCGAACATGTGGAGGTTGGGCGAGGCGTTAGAGGCAACGGTGGTGATGGCAACCTGCGCGTTGTCGATGCGGGAGAAGTTGCAGGTGCCGGTGGGCTGGTGCTCCTCGGGCTTGAGCGCGAAGGAGTAAGAGTAGACACCGGGGTAGGGGCAGCCGGAGTGGTGGTTGAAGGGCTGGACCTGGTTGAAATACTTACCACCCTGCTCCTTGAAGCGGTCCTGACCGTTGAGAACGAGCTTGAAACTGGTCATCGCAGCATCAGACTCCTCAGTCCAGGCAACAGCGGACGCACCACCAGTGGTTACGACAGGGGCACCAGTAGCCGCAGAGATGGGAAGGTTCTGCGCACCGACAGTGGTGGTGGTATCCGCGGGGCCCGAGGTAAGCACGGGGTGAGCGGAACCCTTACCGAAGTGCCAGAGGCTCGCGGCATCCGAACCAGCGAGGCACCACACAAGCTCCTTGACGGGGTGGTTGTAAGAAAGGCGGATCTGCTTGGTGCCACCAGCGGTGCCGTCGACAGTGTCAACACCAGTGTGCTGGACCTGCTCGATCAGGTATTCGTGACCCTTCTGGGCGAAGCGGCGACGCTCCTCGGTGTCGAGGTAGATGTAGTTAGCCCACACCTTGAAGACACCCTTGTTGAGGTAGGTCTCCATGTCCGAGGCGAGGTCGAAATCGATGCGGACCTCGTGGTACTGGAGCGCGATGAGGGGGAGGTAGAGACCGGGGTTGCGGTTGAAGAAGAACATGAGGGGGAGGAAGACGGACTTGCCATCCTCGGCGGTGGTGAGCTTACCGTAAGTGGCCTTCTTGGCCTCATCGAGGTGAAGCTCGGTGTAGAGGCGCCACCACTTCTGGTATTGCTTGTCTACGCGCTGACCACCGATGGAAAGCTCGATGGAGGCGATCGCACGCTCCGCGACCCAGCAAGCATCCGCGGAGCCCGCAGCCGCCTCGGACTCAAGCTGGACATACATGTCACCGACGAGATCACCGTTGCGGGCGAATGTCACGGAAACGCGGCCGGAGTTGGCGGCGGTACCGTTGACGGTCTGCTCGATGTTCTCCATCGCGAAGTTGGTGTGGCGCTTGTATTGCGCCTGGAAAAAAGTAACCTCAGGGTTTCCGGTAAGGTAGACATCCTGGGCGCCATAAGCGACGAGTTGCATGAGACCACCGGCCATTTTGTGAGTTGTTGTACTATATGCTGAGAAAATAATTCTGCGACTTTCCCGCGATCAAATTTTTCTCGTCTATCTAAAATGTCCATTCGCCCTGAAGATCTCGAGGAAGGTGAAATTGTTCCTGAAGATGAAATTGACGAAATCGAAACCATAAGTGATGAAGAGCTCATGAGGTTGATGAGGATGAGGATGAGGAAGAGGAAGATGAGGAACTCGATGTCGTCACCCTCATGACATCTCTACTCGCCACTGAGGATGGTGACACTGTTTGCACCGCTTTAATCACCATCGCTCAACAACTCCAAACCC